ATAGTCTTTTGTTAAATTATCTACATCTGTTTTATTTGCTTCTGAATATAATGGAAACTGTTTGAATTTTGAAGATTCATGTAAAATATTATAATTGCTTATTATCATTTTTGCAAGTTTATAATTCTTATCATTAGTAATTATTTCTGATGACATAATTGCATTTACTTTAACGAGAAATTCCTTTGTCTTTTTAATAAAAATTGTAATATATTCTCTTTTTAGATTTGAAGTATATGCATTAGTATTATAAGTAACTTCTCGAATTATTTTTTGAGTAATAAAATTGTAATCAGTACCATCTGTTATATCTTCAACACCATTACATTTACATATTGCATTAATGGTTGTTAATGTTTGTGTATACAAGGTCAATAAGTATGCTTTATATATTTCTACAATTGAGTTAACTACTGTATTCAAATGCTTATCTGCTATACTAGCACTATCTTTTACATCCTTCAAACTTAATATATTATTGTTATTTTCATAGTTATTAGAATATTCTAAATCTTTTGTACCATCATATATACGTCCATTTTGTATATTTGTAATAGCATATATTAAGTCATTCCTAAATTTATTTATATTCAGATTATTTACATCAATATTATTATTGGTTGGTGTTGGTATACAATTTATCATTACACTAATAAGAAATTTATTGGAAATAGTATTACATTGTTTATTATCTTCAAAAAATACATTTGTTCTATCATTTATATAATAGTCTAGACTATACTCTGGTATATCGTTATAATTAGTATAATCAGAATCATCACACGTTCTAATATACACCAACTTTGGTATAAACAATTTTTTATCAGCTTCTTTGATAAATGTATCTTTTAGAGTTGAATCATTAGTGATATTTTCTGCTTGTTTAAGTGCCTTATCTTGAGTAAATATAGTTGAATAAATAGCTAAATGTATTGCATTTGCATAATTTTTGCAAACTGATTTGTTTTCAATACTGGATTTATCATTTTCCAGAATCTTATTAAAAATATTGTTGATATTGACCATATTTTGTTTATATATCTTAGCTGGTTGATATAGTACATATTTATTGATATTTGTATTATATTCTTGATTCGCAGTACATACAAATATTATCACCAAAATTACTATCAATGGAATAATCATATAATATAAAATGTCACTATCTTCGTCTTTAAAAACATTAGGTAAAATCTTATGAATTCCGAAATATCTTATAAAATATTTATATACTAACCATATGATAACAAGACCAATAATGATATTCCCTAGAATAAATATGGTATTTTTCTGTGTATACAAAGGTGCAGAGGTTATATCTGATAAACCAACTATATTCTTGAAATAATCACTTATTACACTTTCAACTTCATCATAATATTTCAAATCATTATTATGTTTATCTCGAGAATAATTATCGGTTATACGAATAAAAACATAAGAATATAGACAAAATATTAATATCATCATGAGTTTTGTAAATAATGAAGGTGTTCCATCTGCATAATATTTAATATGCCAAACTATAAGTATAATTACAATAGCTAAGATAGCAATCAAATGTAGTGATATTTGTGCTGCTTCAACTTGAAAGGGTGAAATATCAGCAATATCTGATAATTTTAGAATAAGATATATTGAGGGAATGAAAACTATGTATAATGTTGGTATGGATATAAGTAACAATTTAAATACTTTGTAGGCAATTTCGACAAAACTTGTTCCATACCATATTTCTGTCAGTAATGATATAAATTCTGTATTTGTTCCTTGTAATAATATTAATACCAATACAAATGATGAAAATAATGACAAACATAAAGCCATTATCAAAATAATGACATCATAAATACTGTTTTTGGAAAAGTTATCACTTTGCATTTTGATATTATCCAGATTCATAGCAACTTGGAACCTAGACGTTTCATATTCTGTATAAGATGATAAACAAATATCCTTTAAAGACTTACCATAATCAAAGAAATAGCTATAATTATAGACAAATTTTGTTAATTCATAGAATTGAACAACAATAAATAAGCACAAAATTATAAGTAAAATCATATATAGTATTTTATTCTTTGTATCATTTTTCAAGATATCAATCAACTTATATTGCATAATATGCTCAACTTTATAAATTACATATATAATTTTATTAGATTAAGATATCAGTTTATAATAGATATCCTATATAAAAATGGCACAAGCAAAATCTAAAAAAACAGAAACTACTAAGTGTAAAAAGAAACCATTGATAGTACGTACCATTCTTTTTTATGTCATAACTATCAATTGGATACTGGGAGGAATAGCAATGATTTTAAATATATCTGCAATGAGTGATATTAGATTATTTTTTATAACATTTTTCTTCGGTTTGTATGGACATCTAATGTATGTATTTGATTAGATTATGTATACATAGACCATATAATATCTCTTGGCTTATGTTCAAATTTGGTACAATATTTATTATAAAAATTTGAATCTACACAAAACGGAAATGTTATTTTTATATCATCTGTTGGAATATACTTCATCATATTGATGCATGACAAAATATCATTTATTACTCTTTTAAGGCTTCTTACACCTTCTTCTTTACCATGAATATCAATAATATTTCGTAAAAGACTATCCTCTATTATTACATCTCCTTTTTGCATATTATACTGAGGTAATAGTTCTGGCAAAATGTAATCCTTGCAAATAATAATTTTTTCTTTGGCATTATATCCAGATACTTTTATAGTAATCATTCTATCCTTCAAAATTGGATTGATAGCATTTTCATCATTATATGTAAAGATAATCAGCGATTTAGACAAATCTAAATCAATTTCTTCAAAATATTTGTCAGTAAATCTGTCATTTTGTACTGGATCTGTAATATGTATCAAAGTATTAATAATTTCATCGCCACGTGATGTATTCGATACCTTGTCAAGTTCATCAAATAGAATTACAGGATTCATCACTTGAGCTTTGATGAGACACTCAATAATTTTGCCATGTGTTGCACCTTCATATGTATAATGATGCCCATTTAAATAGGATGCATCACTTATACCTCCTAGTGAAATAAATGAAAATGGATAATTCATTGCTTTGCAAATGCCTTCCTTAATTAGCTTTGTTTTGCCTACACCAGGCGATCCTTGAATTCCAATAACATAACCGTTACTTTGAGGATTGCTAATCCATTGTGCTAATATTCGAACAATCTGTTCCTTCGTTTCATCATGTCCGAAAATATTTGTATCAATAGTTGTTTTGATATTTTGCAAATAATTGGCAATATCATTATCTGTGTTTGTAATAGGCAATGTATGATATCTGCCAATAGGAATTTTTGATAAAATATTCATCCAAGTACTTAATTTGAAATATTCTCCAGAACAAGGTATCATTTTATTCAACTGTTCTAATTTGGATATAATGATATTTTTAACTGTGTTTGAAATATTTAATTTCAAGAATTTAAAACGTAGAGGCTCATTGGTTATATAACTACATTTTTCTAAGTTTTTTTCTAATGCGTAAATATTATCTTTTTCGGAATCCTCAACATTATTGAAATGGTCTCTTTCAAATTTGTTATATTTTTTTATAATATCATTATATCTATGTTTTTTATGATTATTTTCTGAATTCTGTTTTGACGATTTTCTTTTTCTACTCTTGGATTGCTTCTCACTTATGATACTATTGATTATAGGTAATAAGGGGTTATTGTTATTATTTGGACCATTGATAAAAAACATAATATTTTTTGGTTTGCTACGATTTTCTTCGTCTTCTTCTGACGAACAATCGGAAGCATCTTCATCATCTTCTGCAATTTCTTCATCTTCATAGTCATTCTCATCTTCATAGTCATTCTCATCTTCATAGTCATCTTCATCATCACTATCTTCAGATGATTCATCTGGAATATAATCAGGGTCAGATTCATAAAGTTTTGACATAATCTATGTGATGTGATTTATTCATTATATGCATAAATGTTTTATATGGTTTTGCAGACCAACATTTCTGAAAAAAATAATACAAATCTAGCTATATTAGTCTAATTTGAACTTAATAATACTGACTGTGATGGCTTAAACCAATATTTATTACGAGCTCTAGTTCTAACAGGATGTAATATTATAATATAATATATAGCCATATTTATCAATAATAGTATCAGACCAACAATTAAATATACTTGCAGATATTCTGGATTAATTACATAAAGTGTATATATGATTACAATTACAAATACTGATATGGACAATAAATTCATATAACCAGTCTTTTCAATCATTTGATGTTTCATAATATCTATAGATTTGCTATTGATTTCTTCTTTCATTTTAAACTTAGACGCGTGGTCTTCAAATGTTCTTTGTTCATTTTTTAAGGATCCAGATAATTTAAGATAAACATCTATACTATCTAATTTTGTCACGTATATTTTTATTTTTGTACATAATGCAATAAGTAATGCTGAAATAATTTCATTATGATAATTTACTAATGTAAACTTTTCAGATTCCGTATCTACATTAGCGCAATTAGGTGCATTACTACGTTGTGTAGCAGAGATTGCAAATGGTTCTATATAGTCATATTTATAATAATAATTCACAATATTAATAGCAAGTAATGCTAATGCAAATACTAAACTAGCATATAATTTAATAGATTGCTGAGTATCAATCAAAAGTAATATGATTATTAAAACACTTATAATTGCATATATTACATAATATACATATTGTCTAGTATCTAATGCTTTTAATATACTATTTTGTGCATCATATGTTTTAACTTGCGAATTTATTTTATCTTTTGAGTCTTCAATATTCTGATTCAAAATATTTAATTTAGAACCAACATTATATAGATCTTCTTTTAAGTTATCAGCTGTTTTATTCAATATCTTAACATCTAATTCTTGGTTCTGTACTACATTCATTATTTTATATGAAGTATCTGAACAACTTGGTGTCGATATTTTTGCTTTAATGCTTAAATCAGTCACAATATTTGAAGTGGCACTAACATAATTGATTTGCTGTATGTCATGTCGTTCAAAAGGAAAAGTAGTACTACTTACTTCAATTAAATATTTTTCATAATCTCTTGCTACGATTTTATTAGTATGATATTTTTTATTTATAACCTGACCATTCATAATATATATATTACTTGTATCTGGAAATTCGAATTTAACAGGACAAGTAGCTATTACTTTTCCCTTTAAAGTATGACCATAACTATTATCTTGTGATGCGATTGTTATATTTGTATTTAATATTTCTTCTATATTGAGTAATTTGGTTGCATAATGGTTAAGTTTACTAAAATCAAAATAATCACAAGTGGGAACTTGACTTGATCTAGCAATAAATGTTTCTGTATGATCATAATATCTGAAACATTCAAATAATACTTCTATCAAATAATAAAACGTATATAATTGTCTTTTTAAATTTAATTTGCTGAATGATAGCATAAATTGACAATAATTTTTTATTATATCATCTGTTGATGCACTCTGGTTAGTATTAAATTGATAATTACTAGTTTTTTCAAATGGAGTAATTACTACAATAGAAGGATCATTATCCTTAATAGTTAAAATGCCATCAGTAATTTTATATGAAATATATATTTTATTAGATACCACATTATTAACATCATATATAGCTTCATTATTTGCATTATAATTAATTTTAAGTGGAACCCAACTCGGGCTCGAGGTATCCGCAGTTGTTACTATCGTTATACTTTTTATATTTGTATAAGTTATATCATCAGGACTCTTTTTAACAATATCATTTAGTACATTTGCAATAACGCGAATAGTATACAATGTTTCCTTATATTTTGAATATAAAGCTTTTCTAACAAATTGTGTTGATAATTCTCGCATCCAAAAAATATATTCTTGAAAATTAGGAGCAACTACGTATGGTATTTTGAATTGTATTATTTTTTTTGTAGTCATTTCAAAATCAGTACCACTGTTAACATTATAAGCGTTTAAGAGAAGATTGATAAAATCTTTATTATCACTAAAAGAACTAAGTAATGAAGTAAGATTGGTCCTAATATCAAGTATTTGTGTATTCGTAGTTTGCCGAGGAGTTCCACTCATTCAAATCCTTTACTTAATCTATATAAAATAAAATATAATATAACTTATACACAAACACGATAATAATAAGCCAATCCACTGTTTTCATTATAGCGCTCTATTTTTATCACATCACCCTGTTTAAGGCCTAGCCATTTTGCTATAGGGTCGTTATGTAAAATATAGGGTAATTGTATTTTACCTCTAATAAGATATTTGTCCATCATTTCTGTTACCTCTTCATTTGTCATCTTAATATGACGGGGAACAAGTTGATGTTTTGTAGGATTAAATAGCAGATTTTTAATATGAAAATATTGCAATGTCCCGCCTTTTTTCTGTAACATTTTATCATACTTACTTAATTGAACTAAGATAGGTGTAGAGATAGTATCATTATTGAACACTATAATAATGTTTAACTTATCATTATATTTGTTTGTGAAATTTGTTATATCAACACTTGCTAATTCCTTCAATTCTTCCAATATTGATCTCCTTAGCTTTCTTGTTAAAGCAAAGATTATAGTGGTATTTGATGTATGAAATTCAATGATATTTTTATCATTATAGAAATCTTCTCTATCTATATCTACCTCATGTTCATCGAATTCATCAATATTATCACCACGGTCAATAAGCATTTCTTTTAAATTATTGATAATTATGTCTATCTCCATTTTAGACTAATATAGAATGTATCTTCTTATATATTCATTTTTTTTATTTTTTCCTCAACTGCATAAATAATATCGGGATCTACATAGTTTTTTTTACAGACAGCAGCAGTATTATGCAATTTACTAGCTACTAATTCTAATGCTTTTTTAATAGGGTTTTTTTCTCCATTATCAAGGGCATCTTTTGCATAATTTATGAATAAATTATTGGCATTCCAAGTTCGTAAATCCTTAGTAGTAATATCTGCATGAAATTGTTTCAAATATTTGTTAACATCTGATGATGTAATATTGGGAAACACTTGCTGTTCACTATCATTTTGATATTCTTTCATTCTATTATGCAGTATTTTGCTAATAAGTGCATTATTGCATTCACCTATATTGCGAACGCCTTTTTTACCTATAAAATCGAAATAAATACAGCCCTTATTTATTCTCAAATGTTTATAACGAATAGTTGAAACACCATAAGAACCATTTGATTTCTCATAAGATTTATTACCTACCCTAAAACCACAGTGTATTATTATATAAATTATGATGGCTATATCCCTAATATTCTCATCTTTACTTTGTATATCCTTATTTATACGGTTTTTAATTTCAAAAAATATTTGATTTAACTCAATAATTTTTTTATACTTAGCTTGGGATCTTTTAGCAACAAAAATAGGATTATAAATATATTGTTTGCGACCTTTTGTATCATATCCTATTGCAAGTATTTTGCTTTTCTTGTTTTTATTGATTAGAACATTAGTATATGCAGGTGGTATTTTCAGAGTTTTAATCCATAATAAAGTATCTTCGTCAATATTCTTTTGTGTTTTTTTGTCAATATATGTGAAACCTTCTTTATAATTGCCAAGTCTCATAATGACATTATTCATATCTCTGTTATAAAAAAAGAATGTAATTTGACATACTTATATTTTTTGTTTTTTGATATATCTTTTTATAGACTTGCCTGTTTTTTGCGAAACCTTTCTAGTACCACCAGAAGATGTTCGTCTTGGACTAGTATTTGGACTACTAATGGGACTAGTAATTGGACTAAGCGAAGGTGGTCTTGAACGGGTATTCAAAACAGTTGATCGTTCAGGGTAAATATAGTATTCTGCTAGTGCTTTTATAATATTATCTAATTGACTCTTTTCATCTAATGTAAGTGTTTTTTTATGTTTAAATTTATTATATTTTTTTATTAGTGAATTTATATTTTTAGCTCTTTGTATTTCTTCATCCATTAAATTATCGTAGAGTGATGTTTTTGAAGTAATTTTATAATCTATATTAGGTTTAATATATTGCAATAAATCTTTTTCACTACCTCCCGTTTTTATTTTATATTTTGTATTTGGCATTAACTCCTAAACAAATATCACATTAAATTTTTTTATTCGTATAATTATTATCGCCAAGTATGTCCACAATGGTCACATACATATAAATATTTCATATTATGCGGGTGATATTTGATATAAAGGACTTGTTGTTGTTTATTCATATCTTCTACAGTCGGACATTCAGTATTAGGACATTTTATTTGACTGTCATTTATTCTACGTAAAGTAGGATCATATCGAAGATATTTGTTTATATTTTGATTATATAAAAGGTCATCTTCTGTGTACATTGTTTCTGATATCTTCACACTATTCATATCAGAAACAGTTTTTGAAAATTCACAATGCTTACAATATTTTACCAATAGCCTATTTTCATCTGTTTTGACATAAAGCATGTTATTGCATACTTCACAGAATTCCATAGTTTATAAGTACCTAATTATCTTATATATAATCAATCATTTTTTATTTTTTAAGGATATAAACATTAAAGTACATTAGTTTCTAATAAAATGAAAATACTCAATCTATATGTAGTACATTCTATATATCTTGAAAATAGATTGAAATATGTCAATATAACAACTTCTATGATAAAGAAACTTGCAGAAGAACAAGGATTTTCTGTTGAAATAAATGTTGTAAAAGAGCCTACGAAAGACTTCATTGAAACACACATCGAAGACTTTAATAAGAAGGTCAGTTACGATAAAATAGACGATGAACAATTTAATAATGTGATAAATTCCCTTAATGTACAACAAATTTCCAACATAGAAAAGCATAAGGCTATTTATAAAACTATTGCAAGAACGGATGAAGACAATAAAGAACTTCATTTTATTATAGAGGATGATGTATTAGTAGGAGAAGATTATTTGCATAATATTAAAAATCTTTTCTCTGCATTGAAAGAAGAAAAATTGGTAGATTGGGATATCCTTTTTACATGTTTAGCTGATATTGAAAATAATGTACCAATTGCATTAAAAGATAGCAGAAAACAGTATAAATTATTATTAAATAAAAGCTCTTATTTTATCAGACCTTCATTAGCTAACAAATTATATACATATCTTGATGTCTATAAATTTCCATTAAAACATGGAATAGGTTATTATATATGGAAAAATAAGGATATTAAGGCGTGTGTTTTAAATAAACATACATTCTTGGAGGGTTCAAAAATAGGTTTATTTCCGACATCTGTCAATCATGCAAACTTTCTATATCAGAATTCACAATTTATTGCTCTTGCTAAATTAACAACAGCTAGTGAAATTTCGGATGAAATGTTGAAAGAAGCAGATAAATTATTTGAGGTACTTGAAAAATTTGAAAACCCAGATGTCTTGCATACAATGGGAGTGTTATATTATAAACGCAATGATTGGACTAAAGCCAAACAATATATGACACAAGCTTGTGATATGTTACAAAAACATCATGGCTATGTGTCAAAATCCTCAGAGATTTTGAACAACGCTATAAACATCTATCAATATGAACAGGTTTTATTGGAAGAATGTAAAAAAAAGACATCAAAATATAATGCTGATAATCCTACACTCGTATTTTAGTCAGTTGCTAATTTTTGTTCCATATTTTCAATTCGTAAAATAATATGGGGTAGTGTTATAGTCTCAAGATGTACTAACTTATCTGTTAAAGCTTGCAATTCATTAGAAAGTGTATCAACCTTTTGAGGTAACTCTACAGGAAGCATTCTGGATTCTAGTTCTGCAACCTTTTGAGGTAACTCTACAGGAAGCATTCTGGATTCTAGTTCTGCAACCTTTTGAGGTAACTCTACAGGAAGCATTCTGGATTCTAGTTCTGCAACCTTTTGAGGCAACTCGGCTGGTAGCATTCTGGATTCTAGTTCTGCTAATTTATTATTGACATTAGGCATTCCTTCTAAAACACCTAGACGATGATAAACATCATCCAAGTTAACAGATGGTGCAACACCTGACACTGATTGGTTACTGATAGATGCTATTTTTCTTTCTATTTCATCAAACTTACCAAAAATAGCTGATAACGACATTTTATAATACCTATATTTATATGCATAAAATAAAATTCAATTATTTACCAAAATCCGCAATAATAAAAAAATGATTTAAAATATACAAAATATATAGATAATTAAAGCAGAATGATTATTCCAATCCGATGTTTTACGTGTGGCAAAGTAATGGCCGACAAAATTGATTATTATATGCAAGAAGTAGAGAAATTGAAAACAAAACAGAAGAAAGATGATAATGGACTCTATAAAAATTTTGATGAAGTTCAATCAAAAGAATTATTGGATAGTCTTGGGTTAACAAGATATTGTTGTCGCAGAAATTTAATATCTAATGTTGATTTGATGCATATCATATAGAACTACATTAAAAATGTCTAAAAATAGAATATATAATAAAATTAGATGAAGTAATGCAGATAGATATGAATTCAAGTAATATTAGATTATCTGCACAGATTGAAAACTATATTGAAAACAAAATAAATCAACTTCTTGATGTCCTACCCCCTGCTTCGCAAGTTAATATGCCTAAAATGTTGCATGAATATACTATATATGACCTATATTCAGGAACTATTCAAACAGTAATTGATATTATTAATGATTTTACAACATTAAATTCACAAAGAAAGTTTATTGATTCGAAAGTATATAGACAAGGGTTATTAAACATTTTTTTGTTACCAGAACGTAGAATTTATTTAGGAATATTATTAATCTTATTTTCCTTTATATTATATTTTATAGATGCGGCTGATGCTTGATACATTATTTTTATGTAAGCTATCTTTAAGATTGCTTAGCATGTTTGAGTACGTATTTATAGAAACATATATTTTTATCTTTACACTAGCTATTATATTCTATATTTTACAAAACCTAAAAAGTAATAAATTGATAGCTTTAATTATTATTTGTATATTGATTCTTGTAATATACTTATATCTACAAAAAGTAGCAAATGATAAGGCTACAAACTTGAATTATCAAGAAAATACTCTAGATGATGATATTAAGGATAGAGAAAATACGTATGACAAAATTTTTTATTTAGATAAGTTTCCAAAAACCGTAAAATATCTAAAAGAAAACAAAGACCTTATGAAAATAGTGACCAACTTAAGATTTGTGATAAAATTTAATAAAACGAGATATAGTGATATTATACTAAATATGAATAAAATAATGAAAATATATATTTATATATTGTCTGATAGATATGATGCAGTACAATTTATACCAATTTTTACTGATATCAGAGATAATATTATTGAAATAATGTACTCTTTATTTATTATTATACCATCCACATTGAAACATACCTATGGACTAAATCCTTATACAGAAATTTATCGAAGTATCACTGAATTCATGATATTGTCTAGGAATATGTTAACAACTCTAGAGAAATTTGCTATAATTCATAACCAATATGAGTATATTCCAGATAATACATATAGAGCATATAATGCAATGACATCTTCTTTTCCGTAGCCCTAGTTATTATGCTATTGTCATATTGGAAAATGGAGCTCTTGGTATTCTAACTATGGCGTGTGATGTGAAATCTTTATCGCCTATGTTTAATCCAGATGTATTATAAACATTATTCAATGATAAAGGTAAATCACCCAAATAAGCTTGTCCACCACGTAACACTGATTTTTTACCTTGTGTATAATTTTTATAAGCTTTTTTCAATAAATTTTGAGAATTTGAAGTAGGTTTCTTTGTTTTCTTGTCAGACTTTTTATTGTCTTTTCTTTGCATTTCTATCATTATATTATATAAAAATAAAATGCAAAGGTTTAAGGCTAAAATACATGAATATATTTACACAAATGAATACGATATATAATATGGAATATTTATTAGATTTGCAAAAATCAGATACTAAAAACTATGAATTGAATCAAGTTATTAATGCAATAGATAAGGAATGTCAGTCAGAACCAATTAATTATACAAGTGAAACCTTGTTTCATCTTGTTGCAATCTTATATTTTCTATCTATTTTTGGTGGCTTATCTGTGTTTATATATAAGATTGTTCTATAAAATAAGAATATAATGAATAATATTTTACCATCTGGATTACCACGTTTTAATAGTGCAATTATTACAAACAATATTAGTTTCAATAGTCAATCTGTTATTATTGGTGAATATGCTGGTAAAAATTTACCAGTAGGTAATTTGCTGTACAAGAATTTTTTTAATACATATGTAGGTTATAAGGCTGGGCAAAATACTCTTAATGCCAAGGACACTATTTATATAGGTAAAGAAGCAGGATTAAATGTCCGAAATAGTTCTAATACTATTATTATAGGCCGTGGCAATAATGAAATAATTGATGCTACAATTATAGATTCTATTGCTATTGGTTATAATCGTGAAGTAGGAACACAAACTATTACAATTGGATATGCACAATATAACTCTGGTATTAATAACATATCCATAGGTAGAGATAGTTATATTACTGGAAATAATAATATTAATCTAGGTAATAGAAACTTAATACCAAATGTATCTTCATCAGTCTTCGTAGGTAATGATAATGTCTTAAATAATAATAAACATACTAGCAATATTATTGTTATTGGTAATCAATCATTGAAGAACACTGGCACATATTTTTCAAATCTAATTGAATCTGAACCTATTTTGATTGGAAATCATCTTTATGATGATAATAGATTTACTGTTAATATTGGTAATTCTTTTGTTAAATATGATAATTATGATGGTATAAAAGCCATAATATTAGGAAACCAAACTTCACCATTGGTTACTGGTATTGATTTTCATCAAATTGATACATTAGATATAGATAATCTTTTACAAAATAATGCATCATTATATGCGCAAAATGCAATATTTACTGATAAGATGGTAGTTGGAAATATTAATAATACTTCATTGCATACAATAGGTCTAGTATCAAATTCCAATTTAAATCAAAATATCACCTATATATTGCCTTCACCACCAGAAAGTTCACTTATGAATAAAAATGTTGCATTATCATTGTCATCAAATAATGAAATGGTATGGACTAAATTAGTGTTAAATACAGATGATGTTCCAGAGGGAAATAGTAATTTTTATTATAATAATGATAGGCTAAATATATTGATAGATAATCAATTAAAAACTGTCATAAATCAAGAATTAAAGGATTTTGTTGATGCGCGCATTGAAGCAGATTTCTATACCAAATTCACATCATATTTCAATATGAATTTCAATAATAGATTGCCATATGTCACATTGGATCATATTAATAATGGTACAAGCAATCAAATGATAGTAAATGGCTATTATGGTGGTAGATTGATGATAAATCACCTAGTTGTAAATAAAATTGAAGTAGTTGGATATGGTAATAATTATTCAACAACAGAAAATATAGGAAATAATAGCGCTCAAATCGCAGAATTAACAGAAAGCATACATAGTACATCAAATATACTAAGTAGACTGGTAAACAGTTTAACGGCACGTTTAGATACTATAGAGGAAAGGTTAAATAGAAATGGAATCCTTTAATCGAAACGTAAGGTACACATAGCTTTAGTAATATCTTGAATACTATTATGCTGTTTTACTTTTTTTTGTTTTTTATATGAATTGTTATCAATCATATGTTTATATATTTTATCATAGTTTTTCAATGCGTATTGAAGTACATTATTATTAAATGCCCAGCGAAAGAAATTGAGTTGTCCAAGAGTTGTTTCAATACATGAACTTGTATCATTTAGATCCAATAAAAAGGAAATTCTATTGTGTCGCCTGAATGAATCAAAATTTATTTTGGCAAATGATTTTAATTGCGCTCTGTAATCTAGGTAGAGATTTATCTTGCGTATATTCTTAGTATCTGTTATATGTGTAGGATATGTTTCATATACTTCATCTTCATTTTTATGTATCCAATAAAATATATTATTAGCTTTGGAATAATGCGTTACTAACCAATCAATCAATCGAAGTGAAAGATGGTGTTTGCCATCAATAATTGTTTGCAAAGTTTTTGCTTGATGCAAATTATCCTTATAGTAGTTTGTAAGTGATGTTAATAATAATTCTTCACAAGAATCTGTCATTGATATCAAGACAAATAAAAGCTTTAAGTACTGCGTTTATTAGTTGAAAAAATGAAGTTTATATGTATAATATTTTGTATGTATTTGTATTAAGTGCTTGGAGGAGCACCAACATCCATAAGCCCTCTACCTCTTTGATCTGGTTCAATAGTACTTATACTCCAAGGTGATACTGGTATCTGAGGGTTGGGTGGTTCATATCTTAATTGTAAATTAGCATTACGCATAGATTGTCCAACAGTGTTGATTCCAATGTGATATCCAGCTGTTAAATAATTTTGATCTTGTAAATCACCAGCACATTGTGGATTTAATTCGGCCCATTTGCTATTAGCATCTAATGGCAATAAATCCGCAGATGTTAATCTATCCCTTGATATACATGATCCAGCTACTTGTGTTTCCATTAACAAATTTTCATTCTTCTTGTCTGCTGTGCAAAAGGAAGAGTTTCCCATTGGATCAGATGCACTTATGCCATCTTGTGTTCTATCTGACAATGAACGCATTGGGGGTGCAAATTCGGTTAGACCAGAGGGTGCACTACCGCCTCCACCTGGGTTGTATTCTACTCCAAATTCACCACGTTTATTTTCAGCTTGTTCAGCGAGTGTTAACTCATAAAATTTTTCAGAATTATTCATATTGCACTTTGAATTATACGTTAATACTAATAAAAGTATCAATAAAAGAAACATTGCAATTGAAAATGACATAATAACAGTATTGCTTCTTGCCATATCCTCCTATATATTCTCTATCTATTATCATTAAAATATAATATTTTTGGTATTATAGGCATTTTTAAGCTATATTATACATGGTCTTTATTTTTGCATACTGGCGTAACACTAACTCAGAAGTATTGACATCTAGAATTTCGTGTTTAATCTCATAAAACTCTGGACCATTTCGACTTTCTCTATTTACTAACGTACGCAATGGATATATATCCTTGAGTTGCAATCTTACAAAATTATGTGTTCCGTCATTTAATTCAAATACAGCAAAGACAGATGATATTATTTTCTTTTTGTTTGCAACAGTATAATAACTGTTAGGATATGTAAATACTGTATCAATCATACCAGTTGTATCTACTTCATAAACATTTGGACTATTTTCAAATGCAATATCAGCACATGGAAAAGGTAAACCTGTGCCTGAATATGAAGCTGTCCTGTTTATACTATTAGGGGCTATTAAAAGTACATTTTTATATAATAATCTATTATGAACCATACCGGTAATTTTGATATTTCTAAAATTATTTAGAAATTCTATGTTACAAAACATAAATTCATTCTCAAATTCCATTATAATATTCACTCTATTATAACAATAAGCAAAAAAAAGTAGATTAAATTTAATTATTAGTATTGTCTGCCATCACCAATACCAGAAGGGTTGATTTCCTCGCGATAACAAGATGCACTATTGCATTTGACAATATATCTTTCTGGTTGCATTGTATTTATTCCCATCACTTCATTTTGATAAGGAGTACATGCGCAAGCAAGATTTTCAAAGGCACTAGCCTGTGATCTTTGTATAATATTATCAGCATTTTTTTGCAAGTACATTCGTGATTCATAACTAGATGCAATCATATTATTGTTACGTAATTCAGACATTAATTCAGTATTTGTTATGCATTTAGGTCTATAGTCTGTAAAAGCTCTACCATCATTCATCCTAGATGGACATACTTTACCATTAATGGTTGTGCAAGAACTCATCTACTCTATTGATTATAAGAGATTTTTTATTACACACTAGAACCTAATATTCTATCTATAAGTGTATTTTTCGTGCCTTCAACTGAGATATTCATTTCTGCACAAATTTCTTTTAGCTTTTCTAGATTATATTTTGCAAGTTTTTTTCTATTATATACTCCATTAATTCCATTGACATCTGATATAACAGATTCATTATCCTGATTTTTTTCAGTGTCAACTGGCATAACAACTAAGTCTGACAATTCTGATAGTTCATCTTTTTTTGTTACATTATCTTCATTGTCTACAAATTTAATATGAACTTCATCTTCCTTATTACAAGAACGTTGAGTACATTTTTTAACAGGAGGTTTAAATATTTCATTTAACAAAGCATCTGCATCATTGAATGAACAATCTCTTGTATCATTCAACATTCCTTGTAATTCCTTGTTTTCTTTTCGTAAGTTGATAAGTTTCTTTTCTAGAATTAGAGAATAAGCTTCAAGACCATAGATTCTACGCCAAACATATAGCAACAAAAACATAAATGCTAATACCATCAGAAAATATATAAAAATAGATTTAGTTGAAAACATCCTTCGATTTATCTACTAATTCACTACAAATTTTGTTTTTCATATTTATCGCACTTATGATAACTTCTTCCGGAAACTCCTTTGATAATAAAAGTTCAATTGCAATACATTGATAAGAATACCCTCTGCTTATCTTATATGGGAAATAAAATGTTCCATCTGCCTGTTTATGAGCTTCAACTGATAGATTTACAAAATATTGTGGATATTCCTTTTCAAGTAATACTAATTTATGGAAATGAGTAGTGAGTATTACTGTAGCTCCCTTTAATTTACCAATATATTCAGCTACTGCATATGCTGTAGCCATTCCTTCTGTTGGAGGTGTAGAATGCATAGGTTCATCCATTAAAAACAATCCTTTCATATTATTATCTGATAAATACTTAGCTTTTTGCATCATTCGCATACAATATTCTGCTTCAGCCTCAAAATAAGATTTGCTTCCAAGTACATCTGTTATTCTCATAAATGATATAATATTATCATAGAGACAGATATCTGCCTTTAGTGCATTAACAATACCAAATGTCTGTGCTAGGATTATATTACTTAATATAGATTTAACATATGTTGTTTTACCTGCTGCATTTGGACCAGTCATTATAATATTCTTTGATAAGTTGACAGGGTTACTTACTTGTTTGGATGATAGGATTGGGTTTTTCATATTCCATATTTTAGTATTATCTTGAGTATAATTACATATTGACCAATCATACTTATAAAGTTGCTTGCTCATTGCATTTAAGATATCAACAACATAAACATTTGCTAACAAGTTTGATATTTTATCTTTCAATTTATTATCTTTCCAGAGGCGATAGATGCTTGGGAAATTATTACTTATATTTAATGTTTCATTTATACTATTTGTTTTAATAAAATGTTGTATATGAGTTTTAGCTTCTTTTGATAATTGACTAACCTCTTTAATAAATATGTTGAGATTGTGAATTTTCTTGTATAACGTATCTTTAATGGAATAAAGTAAGTAGGAATACTCGAGGGTCTGATATATATTGTAAAAAAATAGAAAACCATAAAATGATATGGATATAATTTTGATCAAAGTTGTTTTTATATTTCCAGTGAATGTGAAAAAATATTTAAATATTTTTGAAACCATAGTAAGATATGTTGAAATGGATATTGAAAAATTCAAATATCTGTTCAAATAATATAAAGGACCAAATAATGATAAAATAGGATATGCTATAACATTGAGGGGTATAAAATATATTTTATACATATGATATAATTCAAGAAGAGGTTCTATATAGTTGACAAATGACACTATATAAGGGGATGGGAAAAGTACATTTATAAGATTATTTGCTTTGATTTCATCATTTAGTTTGTATATCCACAAGATATCATCTTCATATTCCTTGAGAATATTAAAATCTATGTTTTCCTTATTTTTTTGGAAATACTGATATGCTTTCTGACGTTGTGAAAGTACATTTTTGTCATTTATGGGACAACGAACTAAATATTGTATTAGAAGTTTGCTTCCTTCAAGAACTGGTAATGTTGAACACCATTTATCTATACCTGTATCATTATAAACATCTTGAGAAACATCAATAGAATCTAATAATGTTTGTTTGGCAATAAGTGACTGTAATATATGTACTTTTTTTGCCTGTGAAAAATCTAATAATTCAAATAGTTCTTTTCTTTCTTCAGTCATTACTTGTTTTTTAGATTATATAATATTATATACTGCATATTCGCAGGATATATAAAAAATGATTTAATCATATGATATATATATCAACAATGATTGTTTTACAATATCAAGGAAAAATGTACTTAATAGAGCAAGAACCAATTGAAACAATTGAGGATACTTATAAACGCGCTTGGTATATTGTTAAAAACTATGATTCAAATGCTTATGCTAAGTCACTTATAATGCTTAATGAGACAAAAGGTCTTATATATGAATAAAATCTTTACTTCTTACCCCTTCGTTTTTTACCACCAGCTTGTTCGGTAACACTACAGCTATCATTACCTCCTCTTCGTTTTTTCTTACCGCCTTGCAGTGGATTAAGTGATTGTGCCTCTTCCATTACTGATGACATTTCACCTTCTCCACCACCACGGCGTTTTCTGCGTCTTCCTCCTACGACAGTTGCACTAACATCTGGAACTGTAGGTACATTAGGTAACATTTCACCATCTCCACCACGGCGTTTTCTGCGTCTTCCACCTACAACAGTTCCACTGACTTCTGGAACTGTTGGTATATTAGGTACATCAGGTACATTAGGCACCATTTCACCATCTCCACCACGGCGTTTTCTGCGTCTTCCACCTACAACAGTTCCATTGACTTCTGGAACTGTTGGTACATTAGGCACCATTTCACCATCTCCACCACGGCGTTTTCTGCGTCTTCCACCTATGACAGCATCAACATGCCCAGGTACATGATTTCCGCCTTGACGTCTCTTATAAACATGTCTTTTTGATTTTGCACCTCCAGTAGTAAGATCTTGTGTATCGCTTGTAATCATAACTGCATCATCTGGCAAATCATCTGGCAAATCATCTGGCAAATCATCAGGTAAAGCACCATTTGGTTTATAAACTTGATCATCTAATTGTTCAACAGGTTCAAGATCTTGTTGATCACCATCTTTACTAGGACCAGTTGGTTCTTCTCCACCTCGTCGTTTTCTCATTGTCTTGCGTTTTCTAGATCCTTTTCCACCAGAAACAACGGCTGAATAAGTTCCTGTTGACAATTCAGAAGCTGGTCTCAAACTAGATGCTGAAAATTTAGATGTGTCATCACCACCACTCTCATTAAACTTGAAAGGTGATGATTCTCCGAACTTAATGCTTTCTACAAAATGTTCTAGAGAAGGCACTGCATTACCACCTCTTCGCTTACCCCTACGCCCTCTACGTTTACCATCCACAGCTTCATTGGCATATCGTAAACCTAATGCCATTATTGCTGTTAAAAATGGGGTCAAATTTGTACCACCCTTTTTAAGCTTTTTAGAGCTTTGTTTTCCTCTTGGTTTACGACCACCAACCATATTTCCTGTTAATGAAGATGTTGACACTCCATCTGGGACAGTTGGACCAGAACCAAAAACGCCATTTACCATATTATTTAATATGTTTCCGCCAGTTTTTTTACCCATATCTATTATATATGTTATACTTTTTATTTTCGTAAATAAGAAACTAGGAAAACGGCTGCTATGGTTGCCAGAAAATTCAAAAATATGAATATGATAACAAATGGGATAATATAGTATAATAAATACACAAGTATTGGTTTAATAATTTCTGTTCTAATATCTGATTTTAATATTTCGTCTTTGATATAAGCTATTAATAAATTTATAATGCCACTTCTTTCATGCGTTTCCATATATATATCGTATATCTTACTAAATAACAGAAAAAATAGAATATAAAATGAACATAGTATTTGAAAAACCAGTATTCAAAAAAAAATACTATGTTTCGCATCTAAAGGACAGTATGTTTTATGATATGACTGATGTCACTATTAAAAATATAACAAGAATAGGATCTGATAATAGCCATTCTGTTAATATATCTATCAATTCAGATGATGTGACTTTCTTTAAAACTATTGATAATATTTGTATTAATGATTTAAAAGCTTGTAATAAAAAATGGTTTGATAATGGTCTTAGTGAAGATGATATAGTGTCAATGTTCAAGTCTTCTTTTTGTGAGCAAAATGAATGCATAAATGCTATACTACCAGATGATACAGATTCAAAATTACGTATATATTTAAACAATAAAAAATGTACTTTACAAGATTTTTTATATTTATTAAGAGATGTCAAAGTATTAAAACATCATATTATCAATGTACAATTACAGCATATCGGGATGTATATATACACAAGACAGACAATCAATAGATGGGCTATCAGAAAAATAAATATTTACACGGATAATGATATAGACATAGATACACGAGATGATATTGAAGAATTTTGGAAAATGAATATTATAGAATGTGATAATGTACTCAAGAGTCGTATGAAGTTGATAGAAGATAAGAGATTTGAGTTACAGAATATTTATCAAAGTATCTTACAAGAAAGGTCTCCTAAATTATGGGAGAAAAAAATTCACGATTTGTCGAATCTTGTAAAGAATATTTTGTGATTTCTAAATAGATACTTATGCCAAAATCTAAATCAAATGTACATTATATTTTTGTACTATTTTTATTACTAGTTATTGTATTATTTTGGGTGTTCTTTGATCATTCTATACTTGAACAATTTGCCATAGATGATGCATATCAACAAAAACTTACACAAGACTTACCAGAATTCGGAACAAATTCCACGCAGACAACACAAGAATTTACATATTTTTCTAAACCACTTGAACCATTATCTGTCAGAGCAAATGATGGATTGGAGGGTATATATGATGGCGCAGGAATATCATCGTATTGTCCAGCTTTTACAAAAAATCAAAATTTATATTTGAATACTCAATTATATGGTAGATGTGTGCCAAAATCAGATTATGATTCTACTGAACTCATAAAACTAGAATCAAATAGTAATTGGGCTACTCTTTCTTATGATTGCCCTCCTACTATGCAATCGAAATAATATAAAAAATGATTTTATACATAACTAATATATTATTCAAAAATGCAACCTCTCATTATTGTAGAAAGCTACACTAAAACAAAAACTATTGCAAAATATCTTGATAATAAATATACAGTGATTTGTTCCTTAGGACACATTTGTGATTTACCTAAATCTAATTTAGGAATTGATACTAATACATGGGAAGGTACATATCAAGTAACAAAACATAAAATTATTGACAATATAAGAACAAATGTTCGTAAAGCATCTGCTATCTATTTAGCATCTGATCCAGATACTGAAGGGGAAGCAATTGCCCATCATATTTATAACTCAATAAAAGATGTCTTAAAAAACAAACCTTGTCATCGTATTAAATTCCACGAAATTACAAAAAAAGCAGTAACTGAAGCTATTAATACACCACAAGAAATAAATCAAGATATGGTTTGTGCACAAGAAGCACGTCGTTTTATTGATAGATTAGTCGGTTATAAATTATCACCATTATTATGGAGTAAGTTCAATGATAATACTTTGAGTGTAGGGAGAGTACAATCAGTTGCATTAATGATGATAGTAAATATGATGCAAAGTATTCAAGAGTTTTCAGCACACTCTTATTGGAATATTGTTGGCATATATATTCTAAATAAAAGTAACAAAAGTAAACTAGAATTCAAGCTCTGTGATAAGTCTAACCTTGAAATCTTAAAAATATCAGATAAAAATACATTAATTGAGATTTTATCAGCATTAAATTTGAAGGACAAGCCATCTATTACAGTAAATGAGAAACCACATCAAGAAAGCCCCAGTGCACCATATACTACCACGACTTTGCAACAAGATGCATATACAAGGCATAGATTCACATCAAAAAAAACTATGCAACTTGCACAGGAACTATATGAAAATGGTCACATTACATATATGAGAACAGACTCAACGAATATTTCTAATGATTTCAAAAACATTATTATTGCATATGTCAAAGAAACATATGGGCAAGATTCTGCTAAATTTAGAAATTATAAAAATAAAATAGCAAATGCTCAGGAAGCACATGAGGCTATTCGTATTACTAATATTCGCGAGACACATTTGTCAAATCTATCAGATGAGCATAATAAGTTATACAAATTAATATGGAAGCGCACTGTTGCATCACAGATGATAAATGCTGAATATACAAACCTTGAAATACTACTATATTATGATAATTTGAATTATCTATTTAGATACGCAAAATCATTTCTTATATCAAAAGGATATTTAGTTGTATATCAAGATAATGATGATAGTATATCTTTGAACGCATTTAAGGAAAGTTTGACAAACGAAAATCTTAAATGTTTGGAGTATATTGGATTGCCAAATATTGATAATCCACCATCTTTATATAATGAAATTGGTCTTATCAAAGCACTCGAAAAAGAAGGAATAGGTAGACCATCGACATACACTTCTATTATAGATAAGTTATTTCAAAAACATTATGTTATTAAAGGACAAAATCCACAGAAAGAATTTATAGTTCATAAATATGTAAAAAATAATAATGATAATATCGCAGAAATTCAGGACAAAATAACAATTGGCGGAAAATCAAAGGATCTCTTAGTTCCTACAACACTTGCTGTTGATATAATAAACCATCTTAAAACCATTGTGCCATTCTTACTAGATATACATTTTACTTCAAAGATGGAAAGTGATTTGGATGATATCAGTAATAAAATCATAACTAAAAGATTGATACTGGATGAGTTCTATAATAATCATTTATTACCCATATCCATAATAGTAAATACTAATTCGAAGACATCAAGAGATAAATCTACTGGTATAGTTAAAACTAAATATGGATATTGCTATTATAATTCAGAACAAAACAAATATATGAATATTGAATCATATTTAAATTGGAGAGGATTATCTGCTGATAAATTAACTGATCAAGATATCAGATTCTTATCTTCATTACCTAAAACACTTGAAGATGGAACTCAATTGTTACTTGGACAATATGGTCTTTATATCAAAGATCAAAATAAAAATATTAAACTTGAAAAATCAAAATGGATTATGTATCTCAATTCTTGCTAACATATTTCTTAAGACTATGATTCAGTTTAGCTAATTCTTTTGCAATATTTGATAGTGAGATACCAATTGAATTACCATCCTCATCCATCAAGAAATTACCCAATACATTGTATAACCCAACATCTGTTAGCCCATCACCTTCATCTTCATCTTCATCGTCATCTTCATCTTCATCTTCATCTTCATCGTCATCTTCATCTTCATCGTCATCAATTTCGTCATCATCTTCTGGTTTATCATCATTTATAAGTTCTTCTAGAACATTCTCATCTTCATCATCTTTTTTTGATTTCTTCTTTTTAGCTTCAGAAAAAACAACATTTTTGACTACCTTTTCTTCTGATGGCATTTTATATATATTACTATTTTGATAAATCTTTATATATTTTTATATTAGATAGTATAAAATAAATGAAACAATTAGTTTATTCAATATCATTTTTGTTAAGTTTCTTTATAACAATTAGTCTTTATCTACTTAATCACTTGAGGCCAAGAAATATTGAATATTTTACCACATCATCATCAACGTATCAAGATGTTATCCCTGCATATGATGATAATTTTTTATTATTGACTACGTATAATAAAAAGAATAAAATAATACAAGCAGATAAGAAATGGTATGATTTTGATACATCTATTGATGATTCCAATACATTAGCATATTTTACTTATAATCCATCAATGTCTTTTACTACACATAATACGTACGTTGAAAGTGCAATATTAAATGGGATTGAAATGAAGGGACCAATTGCATTAAAATTTGCAAATGATGAATCTTCTTATGAATTGACTGAATTTACAATTTTATTTATGGTCAAATTTAATACTAATGCTATTAAAGGAAATCACACAATGTTTGAATTATTAGGAAATACTTTGTCTACAGGTGACACAAGTAATACATCACCAACATATCAACCAAATCGTGTTTCCTTGGAATTCAAAAAGAAATCTGCTACAGAAGTTGATATATGGATAACGATCGGTAATGATGAAAGACAACTTACTACCCAAAATATAAGCATTTTAGAAAATGGCAAACCAATACTCTTAAGTTTAGTTTTTAATAAAAATGTCTCTAATCAGGTACAATTCAAAATTGATTCACTACCTAAATTCGAATATCCTTTGATTAAAACTGATATAATCACGCTCGGATCCTCTCCAATTATAATAAATAAAGGCGGTGAATTAGATTGTGAATTATTCTCAATGGCCTATTATAAAAAAGCATTAACAGATGCACAAATTAAACAATTTGAAGATTTTAATAATTATTATATACAAGGAATAAATACATTTTTATCACAGACTGATGAGGTTAGATTAAGTTTATCTGAAGCAAAACAATATAATCAAGAAAACAAGAAAAAGATTGACAAGCTTAACAAACAATTACAAAAATGTATTTCATCGAAAACATCATCTGTTGCTACAACAACTAGTTCTAGCTCTTTAGACCCAGTTAATTTACCTAGAATCAGCATTAATCAAATACCTATACCAAGTAAGATTTCTCGTTCTAGATGATATTTCTAGGTCTAAATAATATAAAGATTACTAAATAGCAATTAAATATACATGTCGTCAATAAAAGCTGCAATTTTTATATTGACACAAAATACAGTTGAAAGAAAAGTTTATCTCAAAACTTGTCTATATTTTTTATTCAGGAATTTTAATCAAAAATATAATTATCCTATTATAATATTACATGAAGGTGATTATGATCAAAGATCTCAGGAAGAAATCATCAAAAGTATAAGAGAAAATCAGAGACATCTGGTTACATTTAAAGAGATTGATAAGGAAGATTTCCAGATACCTTCACACATTGATAAAGATAAAGTTCGTAGTTTAATAGCTCTGCAACCTGTTCCTTATTGGCGAAATCTCAAATATAGATTGATGTGTTATTTTTGGGTGAAGAAATTCTTTAAATATACGGAAGGTTATGATTATGTAATGCGTCTAGATGATGATAGTATCATTGAAGAACCTATTAAAGATGATTTGTTTGCACTTGCACTTAATAAGGATTTAGTATATATATCAAACTTAGTACATGTTGATTGTGGTTTATGTAATTATGGTATGAAAGAAATGTTTGAAAAACTTTTACCTGAACACAAAAGTCAGATTGATAGTGGCATGTTTATTCAAGCTAAATTAACATCCGGTAATCCATATTATGACCGCTTCAAGAAAATTCAAAGCATTATAAATAATAAAGAATATACTGAAACTGAATTTATTACTCAAATGCCTCTAATGTACTATAATAATTTCTTTGTAACTGCTACCAAGTTTTGGAAACGAGATGATGTTACTAAGATTTTAAATGAAATAGATATGCATGGTGGTATTTTTTATTATAGATATGGTGATGCTCCAATTCATACTATTCTAGTAACTTTGCTAGAACCACAAAAAATATCAAGAGCACAATTCAAATATTCTAAGAGATTACAACGAGAAGCGTTTAAAGACGAAGATGATGTAATTCATTCTTATATGCCTAAGTCATATGATAAATCATCATGTATAACAGATAACTAATATAGACATGCTAAATACTGCATATTTTCATCATTTTTGTAATGTAATTCACTGATTATTTGTACTATTTCTGAATAACATAAATATTTATATTCTTGCATAATTATTTGACAAAGTGCTTCATAATCAGTTTTGACAATTGATGCCTTGTTTGATTTTTGCAATTTAGAAACAGTATCACAAATATTTTTTTGTCCAGCATATGGAAATGTACTTTGAAGTGTTTGATAAATATCTGAATTCATTTGGGTAAACATATGTAAATATTTTTTATATATACATAATAAGTATGGAGTGTTGTTACATAGGAACTATATTGATGTTTGCAGGCAATTATGCTCCAAAAGATTTTGCTGTATGTGATGGACATACACTCAAAGTTGTTGATTACCCCACTTTATATTATGTTCTAGGCAATAAATATGGTGGTGATAATCAAGTTTTTAATTTACCAAATATATCATCGCCAATAGAAGGATTTGTATATATTATTTGCGTAAATGGTCTTTTCCCAGATCGTTCTGACATATAAGCATTATGTCAATATTTTTATCTAAAATGTTATGTTATTTGTTTGCCGCAGTAATTTTTTTGACAACATCTTACTATCTTGATCGATTTGTAGTTCGCAAATATATTGAATATGAATTTAATAAAATGTTCTAATTATTTTTACATGGTCCAAATGTTTTTCTATGAAATTTTGTTATACCATATTGTTTAATAGCTGCTAGATGTTTTGCAGTTCCATATCCCTGATTTTTTCTCAAATCATATTTTTCAAGTTCAGGATTATCATCAATCAATTTCAAGAATTTTGTATCATGATAATGTTTAGCTAATATAGATGCAGCGGCTATGTTGAGATATTTCGAGTCGCCCTTTATTATATTTTGATGTGGTATTGGTTCAGCATCTAGCCCAGGTGGAATATATCCTGTAAAATGTGGACCATCTATTTGCAATTTATTGAATGGATGTTTTTTATAAGCTTCATTTATTGCTCTATGCATGGCTTTCATTGTTGCTGTCAAAATATTGGTTGCATCAATTTCTTCATTAGATGCTGAACCAACACCATAAGTTATAGCTATTTTTTCTATATAGCTAGCTAGTTCTTCACGTTTTTTACGAGACAATTTTTTCGAATCCTTGATTTCTTTATATTTTTCATCAGGAAATTCATTTGGTAATACTACACACGCTGCAAATACATCGAAGATAAGTCCGCCTCTGTTAGATTCGTCTACACCTGCTTCTAGCATCTCTCCAGATGCCAAAATGTACTCTGTCATCTCTTATTCCATAGTTGTAAAACTATTGTGTCATTTTTTACGATTAGCAGTGTAAAAATATATATAAGCATATATTAGCTATAGTATGATGAATATGATAACACATTTTAGTTTATTCAAAATATTTTTACTTTGTAATTTTATAATAAATACAATATGTTTAAGCGCTCCATTGCCAATGAATACTTCTAAAATGATTATCATAGCAGATGTGCACGCGGATATATATAGATTCAAGGATATTCTTCAGAATGCTAAAATAATCAATGACAATGATCAATGGATAGCAGAGCCAAATACAATTGTTGTACAATTAGGTGACCAAATTGATCCAAAAACTATTGATAACAAAGATATAGATGATAAACATCATTTTAAGTTAATTTATTATACTGATAAATTGAAACATCTAGCACAACAAAATAATTGTGATTTTATTTCAGTAATTGGCAATCACGAATTATTGAATATGAATAAAATCAAAAGGAAACCTCATTTGAGAGACATTATTGCGTCTAGACCGGTTTTATTACATTTGAAAGATTATTTATTTTGTCATGGAGGCTTTAAGAAGCGTCATTGGTATATGCTTGATATATATAATAAAACAATTAATGATTTAAATTTGATTTGGTATAAATATGTAAATGACTTCCCGATGACATTAAATGAAGAAATTATTTTAAATAATCTGATTCTTGATAATGAAAATGGTATTCTTTTTACTCGTACACAAGATTGTAAACAAGATATTGATAAATTATTTAATATATTAAATATTGAATATATGTTTGTAGGACATACTATTACTGAATATATTACTTTAAAAAATAAAATATGGTTTCTTGACCTGATGTTAAAAGAAGCATTTGATGACAAAAAATACAATTATATCGTTATTGATGATGGAAATATAATTGTGAAGGAACTCAATAATTATTCAAATTCATTTCTTAGTTTGGACTAATCAATTATTTTATAATTTTTTTTATCAGTTTGTATAATATTGCTAACGAACTTTTGTTGTAATTCGACAATATCTCTATTCAATGTTGATGCTGTATATTTTCCTTTAAATGCATCTGCCAATACCATGTTAAATTTATATAATGCTAGAATTATTATATTAAACAGTTTTGATATAGGAGTCCATAATGAAGATACAATTATATATATAACACTTCCGAAAACAATCATCAATAATATGAAAATAAATGTGATTATTAGATTTTTGAATGTAAAAATACTTTTGGGTTTCTTTGAATTATCAACAGGTTTTTCAAGATCATATTTATTAATATTCAAATCAGGGTTTGTTAGTTCAATTTTATCTTCATTTATTTTTGCAAGTTGTCGCCTATTATTATTGATAATTTGTGTTTGTTTTTTTATTGTTTTACTATCAGCTGATATTGCATTCTCTGCTGAATTTTTTGAAATGGCTGCTATTTTATCTTCTTCAGATATTTTAAAAAAAATAGGGGGTTTCACATCCTTATCACTCGCACCTTCATTCAACATATAAAGAATATATTCTTCACTATACATTTTATCATTACTGTCTGTAAGATTGTTTCCACCAAATGCTATATTACATGCGGCTTTCAAAGTTAATAGTTGTTTGTAAAATTTAGTATCCTGCATTTTGTAACCATTTATGTCTAGTAATTGCTGTTTCCATTTATTATAATTTGTTGGATCTTTTGCTGTGCTTAATTCATAAAATGTTTGTGCTATATTATAGGCTTCTAATATTCTTGATTTAGTGATAGGGTTAACAGGTATTCTATCTGCTTTAAAGAATGGTGCTACAATATTTTTTTCATCAAAAGGTAATTGCATAAGATTATTGATATTATATCTTAAATCTGTTTTGATATCTGTATAAATATTATTTAGTGCTTTTGCATCACTTGTAATATAGGAGTGTAAGATATTATCAATATAGATATCCTTGTTTTTTTCTAAGTTCGATGTCTGCATTAAATCTTTGTATTTAGATAATAATGTCTGGGATGTACTTCCTAATAATACAATTAATGCTATAGGCAAATAATTGAATGTATTAGCAAAATACCCATCATCATAATCACTTTTAATAACACATTTATCAGGATTTTCAACAGACGGGACAAATCCTATTTGACAAGGTTGTAAACATTTTTGTAAATTACTACTTAATGAAAATTTATTACCTAAATGATAATCGGGAATAGAAAACCAATCATACCATTTTTCTTGACAATAATCACGCTTTGATTTCCATATTGCTATCTTCATTGGTTTGTCTATAATTGTCGACTCATCTTTGTTATAATTTAGAACAGATGGTAAAGTTATATTAAATGGAAGCATACATTTTTCATTGGATGTATTAAAATCTACATGCAAGGTTTTCCAAGGATTCTGTGTACTGAGCACACAATTTTTGAATGCAGTATCATTAGTATTTTTATTCGTTTTTATACTACATAGTGCATATTTTGAATTAGGATTTGCCATATTATTAGTTAAAATATCGATACTTTCTGCATCAGATTGTGACAAAAATGTATTGAAATATGTACTCTCTCCAAAAATACCATATTGTTTTGCAGTTTCTATAGTACATATTTCTCCACTGGTTACAGTTATAATTTTATTATCCTCTGTTGACTCACTTACACATTTAGTTGGTATTGCAGTATCAAATGTGGTAGCAGATGCAGTGGACATAATATCCTTTACTTTTATTATATATAAATATTAGAAAATGCACTAAGTCACATACGTGCTTAAATTTGTTGTATCAGAATATCGTTTTTTATCATCTACAAACTTTTCTGCTGTACTTATATTATCAAATGTACAAGTATTAGATAATGGATTATCTATAAGTATTTGTGCTTTTTGTGTTGGATCATTTTTGAAATATGCATCACTGCATGATAATGTATAGAAATTATTTGTTTTTATCCAAGGGAAAATAATGGTTTTTTTATCATTTATTTTAATATTATTTTTATCTTTTGATTCATCCAAAAGTTTTTCAGGTATTTTAGTATAATCAGATTCATAATAATCTTCAACTGGCATTTCCCATTCAATATTTTTTGGTCTGGCTATATTAACAACACTATTATGAGATGGTATTCCTTTATCTGTTAATTTTGATTTATCTGCAAATATACTCGAATCAATATTTATAATATTGTCACTTCTGCCTGAAGGATATTCTCTTCTAAATGTGGCCACTTGATTATTTCCACCTGATAAACTGTCAACACTTCGCTTAGAATATCTTAAAGTTGATTTAACTCCATTTAGTGTTCTCTTAACTGCAGGATTATTCTTTATTATATTAAAAAATCCAAAAGGATTTGTAAATATATTATAAAATGTGAATTCAGGAGTATCCTGTCTTTCAAATGTTGGTTTATATTTCGCAATTATAGGTTTAGGTATATTAAGATTCATATCAATTTTATCAGAATTTGATAATTGTCCTAGACCATATATGTTAATATCCAATGTATCATCAAATACAGTTGAACATTGTTTAATACCTTCAATAGGATCTCCTTCAATATTAGTATTATTTGGACGTTTTACTACAGATGAAACGCCAAATATTAATATTAATATAATAACTGCTACAAATAAAAATGCAAATATAAGTGCAAAGAAATGTTTGAAGAATGGATAAATAATATTATTAAACAATAATTCTAAAAATTTAATGACAATTTTTACTAATATGAGATATAACAACCATAATACAATATCTACTATAATAAATTTAATCAAGAAAAAAAGTCCTTTGACACCTATAATTAATTTATCTATGAACCATCCTCCTGTTCTTATGCCCTTTTCTGTTACAACACCTGCTGTGCTAACAACAGAACCAACAGTATTTACTGCCGAAGCAGTAATTGCAGCTGCTGCATGTGCAGTATCTTTGGCATGTTTTTCAGCTATATTCTCATCATGTAATTGTTTTTTGAATTCTTGATCTGACAATTGTGCTTTTTCATTTTTTTTTGCTTGTCGTTCGTTATCTAATCTGCTTTGTTCTAGTTCAGTTTCTTTACTATATCTATTAAATTTTTCCTTCAATTCTTTTTCAATTCTTTCTTTATCAGCAATATGACTTAAAATATCTTTTTTCTTCATGTAACGATGATTTTCTGTATCAAAGGGACCTTCTAATAATTTTTCTGTCTCTGTTTTCCCACCGAATCTTCTTTTGGATTTCTTGTATTTTTTCATCCTTCTTAATCAATATATCATATTATATTCGTCAATATATACCGTGTAATAATATGTATATCTATTATGAAGATATTACTACTTGCTATAATATTATGCATATTAATTGCATATATGTATTGTTATTTTGTATTTCCAGATGATATTTGCATATTACAATCTTCGATAAATGCATTTGAATTCAATTTACTTCATAGAAGACAGCCACTTGTTATTCAAGATTGTATTATTGATATAGATACTTTACTTAATTTATGGTTCACTCCAAATATAATACAAGATGTTATACCAGATGTAAATAAAACTTGGAATCAAAATTGTCATAAGTATTGTTATGCATATGCCAAAAATGATACTGAGATATTATTATATTCGGCAAATGCAAAAGTAGTAAACGATATAGCTGATAATGATGAACCAGTGCTTGCAATACAACTGCGACCTTCACAAGGTGTCATAATACCATATAGGTGGTATTACAATATAAAAAATATTGAGGATATTAAATTCTATGGTATACATGATTACATAACTTATTTAATAGATTTACTTATTTAGTCTTTTTGACTGCGCGTTTTTTAGGTTTGCTTTCTGTCACAATACCATTTTTGTCATTATCATAATCTCTTTCAATGGTATCTTTATGGTTTATCCAAGCTTCTTGTAATTCCTCTAGTTCTTTTTTCCATATCTGTTCAATAGATGTTTTCTTGAGCTCATCCAGTTTTTTTGCAAGTTCAGCCACTTCCTTTTCTAAAATTATCTTACGGTCATATGTAAGTTGTGAAATTGGCATTTTCAATAAATAATTATAGCCACTTACATCTGATGTATCATCTGAATCAATCTCACCATCACTATCTTTTTGAATTTTAGGATATTTAAGTTCCACTAATCGAACAGATATTTCGGATATCTTCTTGTTCATTATAATTATGCGTCCATCAATCACGTCAATAATGAACCGAATCTTTGTTGATAAAATATTATAATCTTTTTCTAAGATATTGATTTGATATTCTTTACGTGCCTTATATTTATCGATACGTGTCTTTGACCATTCTTTCAATATATATGATGTACTCTCATATTTTTTAATGGCTCCTTCATTACTATACAGATGCATATTATTGATGCTTAGATTCTTTGATGATATCAATTTGAATTCTGTTTCAAATTTCTCACCTAATTTTGTTCGAATGTCTCCATTGAAATATAGAATGAATCTAACATTTTTAGACGTGTAATGATTTTCAAATGATTTCAGATAGTTACTATTGTTTGTAACCATATTCTCCAATAATTCTTTATAATCTTCTGTCCACATTCCGACAGGCAATTCAGTTATTTCCAGTGTATTTTCATCAATCCATCTATACACGCCTTTGCTTTGATATGTACCTTTAGCCCCTTTTTCAATATTTCCAGTAAATCCAAGATACCAAGGTATAAATTCAGCAATTTCAATTCTATCTATAAGTGCGTGTGTATCATCATTAGGTGATACAGCAATAGAATTGCAAATATGTATACAAGCTGTTATAATATCACTTGGATTAAACTGAGGTATATTTGTTGAAAAACCCGTACCAATACCGACCCCACCATTAACCAATATCATTGGAATAATAGGAATATAATATTCTGGTTCAATTGTTTGCCCATCTTCTTCCAAATATTCTAGAATAGCATTGTCTTCTTCTTTAAAGATTAATTTAGTAAGTTGTGAAAGTAATGTGAAAATATATCTAGGCGATGATGCATCTGAACCACCTACCAACCTAGATCCGAACTGACCATTTGGTATAAGAATATTAATATTATTTGTACCTACAAATATTTGAGCCATACCAATAATTGCTTGTTGCAAAGATTGTTCACCATGATGGTATGCAGTTACCTCACTAACATTACCTGCTAGTTGGGCAACCTTGATTTCATTTGTATATAATTTGCGCTTTAGACAAGCATATAAAATCTTTCGTGTACTTTCTTTAAGCCCGTCACAAATATGATTAATGGATCTTTCCAAATCTCTGTTACTAAAATGGATGAGATCTTGGTTGACGAAATCCTCATAATTAACTTCAGGTTTTGAATAATCTAATACATTATTTTTATTATAATGCATTAGCCATTCTTTTCTATCATCTGCTCTTTTTTTATTGAATGCAAGGTCAATATGTTCATCAGAATCAGGTGTATATATATAATTAATTTTTTTCATATTTTTGAAGTATTCTTTAGCTTCATCATCCTTTGATGTACCAAGTCCTTTGTAATATTTAATTTTCCAATGTCCATTTTTTCCATCAGTAATTGTCCATTTTTCATAATCAGACATATTATAGAATGAAATTTGGTTACCAGAACTTGTTTGTGTTGCTTTAATAATAGGTGTTAACATAGATGTTAGAAATCCGTTAATTTTGAATAATGATGGCCAAAGTGATTGAAACACATTAAATAAGAGACCTTTAATGTGACTTCCATCGTGGTCTTGATCTGTCAAAATCATAATTTTACCATACCTAAGACTGCTTACATCATTGTATTTTTTATTCTGTTCTAATCCAAGTATTTTCTTTAAAGCTGTAATTTCTGCATTGTCAGATATTTTTTGAATAGCAGCATCTTTTACATTTAAGACTTTTCCTCGAAGTGGAAATACCCCATATCTGTCTCTTCCAATTACACTGAGACCAGCTATAGCCATTGTTTTTGCCGAATCTCCTTCCGTCAATATAAGAGTGCAATCTTCACTATCCTTAGTGCCTGCTAAGTTAGCATCATCTAATTTGGGCACAATTATACGTGATGTTTTCTTACCATCAGTTTTAGTAAGCTTCTTTTGGTTCTGAAAATCAGTGAAAGATAAAGCTTTTTCAACAATGTTTGTTTTATAAAGTTTGTCTATGAATTTATCAGATATTTCACATTTAGAACCAAACTTGGCCACTGGTGTAGTAAGAGTCTCCTTTGACTGACTATCAAATGCTGGGTTAACAATTGTGCTTTTGATGAAAACAAACAGATTATCCTTCAATGTTTGAGCTTTAATAACCTTCTTCTTCTTAGCTTCTATTACATCAGACAATTTCTTAATGATAGCATTGGTAACATAATTTACATGTGTACCACCTCTGATAGTATTGATACCATTTACAAATGATATTTGTTCATATGTGCCATTTCTGGATAGACTTACAGCAACTTCCCATCTATCATTGCAAGCTTCATATATTAACGGGTCTTCGCCTTTATCAATGAAAAGCTCAGCATATTTTTCGAAATCTTTAACTGGTAGTTTTTCATCATTAAAATATATTGAAACATTTTTGCTAGTGCACGCTGCAGCATCAATAGTTCGGCGTCTGAACAATGCAAATATATCATCTGTCATACCCCTCAAACCAAATCGCTCATAATCTGGTGTGAATGTAATACGAGTGTATGGCAATTTAGGTGTTGCACGGATACTAGGTTTATCTTTTTCCAACATATTATTTTTATAATGTTGTATAAAGACTCTTTGCCTATAATGATCAACTGTTTCGACACTAAATTCCTTAGAGAATATATTAGTCAATTTCAGACCATATCCACCTTTGCCACCTATAATCTTTTCTTCTTGGTGATTATAATTAGTACTTGTTAACAAAGTACCAGTGATAAGTTCTGGAATATAAACTTGAAGAGTTTCGTGCATTACTACATCAATGCCATTACCATCATTGTAAATACTAATTTGTCCAGATACTTTATCAACATTTACCTTGATTGTTTTGACATGTTTTACATTTTCTTTTCCTTTTTCTTCCTCTAACATTAGTCTTACAGAATGATCTATAGCATTAACAATTACTTCATCAAAGATTTTTAGCAGACCCGGAACATAATTGATTTCTTTTGATTGCATTTTTTTGCTTTCTTCATCGAAAAGATAAAGTTCCAATGTAGTATTATTTACAGAACCAATATAGGTATCTGGAATATTGTAAATATGTTCTCTTAGTTCATACTTTTTATATTTGTCCTCAATCTTTTGATTTGTTACAGCCATTGCTAGTGCTTCCTGATTAAATATAATTTAAAAAATGTTTATATACACTCAGTTTTTTATTTTTTGGCTATAGATATAGATATAGATATAAAAATATATTATATATATAAATTAAAAATGCAGATATTTGTGAAGACACTCACTGGCAAAACAATCGCTTTAGAAGTAGAATCATCTGACACTATTGATATGGTAAAATCAAAAATTCAAGATAAAGAAGGTATCCCTCCCGACCAGCAAAGACTTATCTTTGCAGGAAAACAATTAGAAGATGGTAGAACCTTGGCAGATTATAACATACAAAAAGAATCAACATTGCATTTAGTCCTGAGATTGCGAGGAGGGACATTTAAGAAGAGTATTTTGTGAATTGTAAATATTGTAGCATTTCACTAGCTATATCTGCTACATTCTTATCATCTATTTCGATAACTATGATATTCATATTATTTTTAAGGGCTTTTTCATAAGTTTCTTCGTGATGCTTATGCAATTGTTGCAAATATTCTAATGTTATATTTTTTTCAGATTGTCTGTTTCGTTTTTTAATCCGTTTAAAACAATTTTCAGGTGTAGATCGCAAATATACATATGTATTACAAGACCAAAGTGAATCTGTCTTTGCATGTAAATCATTAAGTATAGTATTCTCAACATCAGTTATCATAGCATTTTCATATGCAGTGACTATAAATGTATTTCGTATAAAATAAGGACTACGTTCCATAAGTATTAATGCTTTATCTGTTTTTTCTTGAATCCAACAACGGTCTAACCAGATGCGAACTTGAAACTTGAAAACATCATTTTTATCGTCATATAATTTTGTTAAATATGTGTTCCAACTTTCTACTGGCTCTAAGTCTATTGATATCTTGTGATATTTATGTAAATAATTCAGTATACTTGTTTTCCCACAACCTATATTACCATCTACAGTAATAATTGTCATTTTACAATAGATATTAAAATAATCTTAAATGAAAATCAATTTTTTATTTTTGCTTATTTGAAAGGGTGTAGAATATGATTGCTCTTTACAATTTTTTTTAAAGCAGATAATGTGATAATACCTTGGTGATGTTTTAAATTATTTATAAAACATGTTATATGAAATGTAATAATTTTTAGAATCTCTTTTTTTATAGTATTTGACGCTGATATTGAATGATATACCAAAATATCTTTAACGTATTTGTTTAGGATATTATGTAATTCGTCTATATTTGTTGATATGCCACCTCCAATTTGTGGACGTGCTATACCTCCAGCATAATCAACACCGAGAATATCCTCTGTTGGATTATTTATAGAGTACATTGTTTCATTTTTACCCAAAAATGTAGCTGAACCTAATCTACCATCACCACCAACCATAGAATAATTGAAACTACATTTATTTTCAACATATTGTCTACCAGCTTTAATAGTTTTATCAGTTATTTTAGAACCATTATTAAGAATACAAATTAAACAAAAAATTGAAACTATATTGAAAATAACTGCGTCAAGGTATAAAGAAGTTTGTTTTAAAATCTTGAATCTATCCTTGTTTTTTAGTTGTATATTATGTTTGATAAATAATTTATCAGCGTGTTTTTGCAATTTTGTTAATTTATCCATTTTGTATCTAATATTTGCTATGAAAATAATTCTTAGTATAAAATAAAGTATTTATATGGCAAATAATATCTTCAATGGTCGTGTAAATGTATTACAAAAAGATTATTCGGATTATGTAATAGATAATTCCATATCTCAATCAACAGATGGATATGATATTGTATCTAAAAACATGTCACATACTCCTGTTTCTAAACTGTTTTTTTCAAAAACAAACATAGATGCACTACAAAAAGGAATAAGCAATAGAGTATTTAATCAAACAAATGGCACATATAATATAGGTAACCAAAGTGAAACTGAACTTAAAATTATTATGAGATCTATTTATTTTGATTCCTTGCGCGGTGGTATCCCTATGCTTGATGATATCCAAACAATGATTGATCCATCTTGTGATACTGTATTAGAAAAAGTAAAAAAATTAAATAAAAAAGTCCTAGACTGGGCTGTACCACATATTATCACAAATATTCAACAATTTGAAAAATACAAACGAGATATAAGTTTTATGCCGAATCCTATGGACAGACCATCATTTGTTAGTTCTGCTGGTTCTAGAAGCTTGGAATTTCAGTCATTTTTTTAGGCAAATTTTATATGCTTTATTATTATAGAGTTATAATATGTCATCATCTACAACTGAAGTAACAGATTTAAATGAAGATGAAAGAAATATTTATTTATCTGAGAAACTAAAAAAATTTAAAATTACTATTGTTATTTGTACTATATATGCCAGTATTGCTACCGTACTTTTGCTAGTAGCTTATTTGACATCATGGGGCAAAAAATATTTATATGACGAAATGTTGGCATTTGTTGTTACATATATTATTGGCACAGTAATTATAGTTGTTTATTTAGCAAATGAAGTATATAATTATAAACCTGTCAAGGGTCAAGGTTTGAATTATAACAGTGATTTATGTCCTGATTATTGGAAATTACTATATGTTGACAATAATTCAAAAGAATTTAAATTGGATGAGGATGGTAAAAACTATTTTAATCCACAAGTAAATACATTACAATTTAGATACAAATGTGTAATGGATGATACAATATATGATAAAAATAAATTGAATACTCCTCTCATGAAGAAAAATATTGCTGGTCAACTATATGTAGATGAGGCTACTAGTACAAATACTAAATTATCCAATGATAATGATTTAAAAAATTTTAAACAACATTCTGCAACAATGCTTGGATATAAGTATAATGAAAGTACTAATATTTTATCAAAGAATAGTAGTAATGCATTTTTGAATGATGTTCAAACTTCAAGATATTTTTCAGGTTCGCAAGTTCCTATAGCTTGCGATTTTGTTTATCCTATGTATTTATCTTTATCTGATATTGATTATCAAAACAAAAATCCCGGAAAATCTGATAATACTTTTCGATGCGCATATGCTCAAGCTTGTGGAGTCACATGGACTGACGCAGGTTGTGACAAATAAAATATACTCAAAAAATAAGGAATTATGTACGAATATCATTTATTTATGATTAGCATAGTATTGTATTTTTTAACAATTGCTTGGTTAATATTATATGATAAACATCTATGTAATTGTGGGAATAATTGGAAACAATTATTTATGAGAATCTGGATTATATTAATGATAGTATATTTTACTTTAGATGTTTATATTCGAATAAATCCAGTCATTGTATATATTGTTATCCTTGGACAACTTTTATTTATAAGTATAGTTTTTATTTATCTTAATGAGGTAATCAAAGTGAAATGTAATTGTAAAAATAAAGAGGCAATTAATAAAAATGAACTTTGGCTATATTTCGACATTTTAATTGCATTCATAGCATTATTATTTTATGGGTGCTTTGATAGAAGTTGCTGATACATATGATATAAATTGAAAATCTGTATATTTTAATTCTTCAATCCACTTTATTTTTGCATCTATATTGCTTTTCAATGTAGGTGGTGGTTTATTAATAACAAGCGTAGGTCCGTCCAATACATGATTTTGTAATTGTTTATGTACTGATTCTATATGTTCTTCATATATATGACTGTCAGTTGCAGTGATACATATTTTTGATACTGCTAAATGCAATACATATGCTAAAATATGTGTAAATAAGGCGGTACTTGCAATATTAAAAGGTAGTCCTAGAAAGAGATCACTGCTACGCATATTCATCATACATGATAATCCTTTAGAATCTTTATAAAATGTATACATTATATGACAAGGTGGTAAGGCCATTTGATGCAATTGACAAGGATTCCAAGATGAAATAACTGCTCTTCTGCTATTCTCTGGTTTATTAAGTTCATCCAATACATATTTCAATTGATCAAAATCATTAGAATCATTTTCACAAGGATATGATTTGTTGAAATGTCGCCATTGCCATCCATAAATAGGTCCTAGTTCTCCTTCTTTATAATGATTTAAACCAATACTATCTAAAAATTCTCTTGATGAATTTAAGTCCCAAATATGTACACCATTCTCTTGTAATTCTTTTGCATCTGTTTTCCCTTGTAAGAACCAAAGAAGCTCACAAATGATTCCTTTAGTATACATTTTTTTAGTAGTCAATAATGGAAATGTTTTTGATATATCAAATGTAATACTTGTTGCAAATTGCGAGTAAACATTTCCATTACGAGAAGGTCTTTTTTCACCATTTGTCAGGGTATTTTTTAATAATGATAAATATCCTTCTTCATTATAATATAAATTCATTTTGATATATGTGTATATAGACAAATGTTTATGTATGTTGATATATATAAAAAAATGATTAGATAGTTATTAAAATAAACATCTTATCGATAATGCATCTAGGAATCATATCTCTTGCTGATAGAGTTGTTCATAACATTAAATCGGAGCCTATTAAGCAAGAAATTTTAAAAGAATTATATACATTATATAATATAAAAATTATAGAAAAACATGATCATAAACTAGATGCTAATAATCAACAATATGTAAAAGCTAATCCTCATTTAGTTTGCCTACGTAGTAATGGTAATAGGTATATACTATATTTTACCAAATATAATGACATCGAGATCATTTATTTAATAGATGCCAAAATTCATCCGACTTATACAACACCTAGAATGATTATTTTAAAGGGTTTGTTTAATAAAGAACTGTATAATAATACTGTAATTTATTGTGAAATGGTAAAAACAACAACTGGCTGGTTATGTTTATTTAATGATGTAATTGTGTATAAGGGGCGACATCTTGTAAATGTAATATTTCCGGACAGATTGAAAATAATGTATAATTTGTTAGATACAGATTATACTCAGGATAAAATTATGGATATTTGTCAATATAAAATTAAAACATATTTTCAATTATGTGATGAAAGTATTGATGAATTAATGAAATTATCATCAGAATTAAATTATACTTCTCGCGGTATATATTTCTGGCCATATAACTTGAAATATAAACCAAAATTATACAATTTTGATGAAAATAAAATAAAAACTGTTGTTCGCAAAATCAAAGATGATAATAGATTCAAAAGACTTGAATTAGAACCACCTATTGTTGACATTACAGTAAATGAAAATCCCATAATTACTGAACCGCAAGAACACAATATTGTGACGAATACTTCTATTACAGACAATAATACTGTTATACTTTATTTATCAAAAAGCAGTGAACCGGATATATATAATTTATATGAAAATCAAAATATTCTAACATCAAAAAAAATAGGTATAGCATTAATACCTAACTTGACCACAAGCAAAATGATAAGAAATGGCTTTAAAAATACTAATATCACAAGCACAATCAAAGTTAAATGTAATTTTAATGCAAACTTCAACAAATGGTATCCAATTGAAATATTATAATATTATACTATATTAGATAAAATATATGCTAAATATTACATCACAAGCTTATGTTTACACAATTGTAACTATCATAACTTCAATAATTAACTTAATTTTAGCCAGTGCACTTTTTGGTCTTGGTGGATTTTTTGGTTATCTAATTTTATTCATATTATTTCTACCACTTACACTATTAGCTATTTATAATATAGATTGTCTTTCGACTGGTAGTTGTGAAATTTGGGCTTGGATACTAAGCATTTTAAGTATCATATATATGGTACTGACAACATTAATAGTAATTATAAGTGCTACAACAATAACAACTGAAAATAATACACAAACAAAAAAGTAAATAAGAAAAACACGAATTTAATTTAATATGAATACATCTAATCTAAATCTTGAAAATAGATATAATCCTTTACAAAATGTTTTGACATTGCTCGAGCATTCAATTAAAATGCGAAGAAAAAAACAAAAAATAACATCAGAGCTTAAAATGATTTGTGATAAAGAATGTGAAAAAAACTTCCAATTAAATCATATAGATAAAATGGAAAAATTGGAAGAGGAGCTTCATTTTTTAGAAGGATATGTAAATTTTCTTGAAAATCAGGCAGTTGTGATGATTAATGAAAACAAATTAACAAATGTTCCAGCTATTGAAGAATTAGAAAAGGGTATACCTGCACTTGAATATGATGAACTGCCAGAAATATCTAAATGTAAAATCAAAACTTGATGAATCTTTCTTTATGCATAAAATAGTAGGCTATCAACAATGCTCCTAAAATATTTAAATAAGCATTGTATATCATCATTTTATATGATGGTTTATAAACAAGGACATATATATTACTTAAAAATACAATGAAAATACCTATATAATATGATACTAAATGAATATCCATTATCTATATTGTATCATAGATAAAAATTATATATGTGAAAGTCCAAATTAAATTTTATGTAGACTTTTTCGTTGTTGAATGTTTTTTACGTGTATTTGATGAAGATGATTTAGAACGATGTCTTTTATGTGATTTGAGTCTAAGTAGACAGTCTTTCAAATCTGTTACCTTATCCAATATATCATTCATTATTGACATATCCCAGCCAATAAATTCAAATTCATATACAATATAATTTTTATTAATAATATTTACTGTTTTATATTGATATGTCATACCTTGTATAGCTTGTTTATTGATTAATTTTAATTTAGCACCAAAATTTAACAAAATTTCAGATTCATAATTTTGTGTATCTATTATTTTTTCTATATTATAAATATTACTAATATCATCTCCTAAATATGCATATGGAAAATCTTTCAAATATTCAGGATTTATTCTTATAGACCATAAAATATTGTTCTCAATATTTTCTTGTTTTGATACAAAAGTAACTGCGATTTTTTCTAAAACAGATGTTGAAAAAAATGTAGGTGTAATATAAATGTCACCAATATTTAACTTATGAAGGCTATTTATTAGAGTCTGGGAATTGTTATCAATACCTCTGTATAATAAAATATAGTTATTTTGTTGAGGAAAAGTATTTAGTGATTTAATATCATTATGCAATTTAATTATATTTGTAAGCTGAATGATAATTGATTCTATATAACAGTTGTTTTTATTTTGTATGGTACATTTATTATATAAGTCGTTGATTGTGACAAACTTGGTACGGTCTGAAATAAAAGTTTTACAATCACTATCATATTTATCAAGTAATAATAATAATTCAATTATTATTTTATAATTTATTTTATAACCTAGATCATCAAACATGGATATTAAATCATCCATATCTGTTTCATATACCCATTCAGAAACGCTTAAAAGTTTCATTTGATTTAATGATAAAGTTGTGTTTCTTTGAGGTAATTGTCGTTTATAAGTTGTTATAAGTGTTGGCGCTTCCATCTATAATAAGATATTATTTATTTACATTATTAAATATTATTTTTCTAACAATGTTTTAGATAGAAATGTTTATATTATTCAAATCATCTACAAATCCTAAAAAGCTTTCACAGTATAAAACTAATGTAAAAGACCTAGATACTGCTGCAAACATAATAGCTAGTAAATTATTTAAAGATACTAAATTAACAAAAACTATTATATTTTGCATCAAAAACAATAAGAAATTATATTATTATAAAGCGAATAAAACCAGAAATAAAATTAATATTGTGCCTTACATACAATATATAAAAGGTGGTACTATAGGAAGTAAAACTAAATTTTCAGATTTACCAGAAGATATTCTAACATATATACCATTTGATATAAAATCGATGAATAGTATGTCAAAAATCAATAAAACTTTAAATAAATCTGTGAAAAATAGTCATGAAAATCCATTTAGTCTTAATATTCCAGGTTCAAATGATATTATGCTACAATATGGGTTAAAAATGCAAGATATTATAAATAGTTCATTTACAACAGAATTTTTGGATGATTTCATATATACCTTTAATATGCTTTCACAATCTTTACAAGAAAATCATTTATACAAAATGTTTCATCATACTCGTAGAACAAAAAATTTATTACATCAATCTACTGAACAAGATATATTTATATCTGTTGAATCAAGAATATGTACTTCTTGTAATATATTTAAAATAAATGAAAGAACTGATGCAAACAGAGATTTTAGAATTATTCAATTCCTATTGCATTTAAGTGACATACACTTACAAGGCAAGGTGAAAAAAATTATGACTATATCATTAATACATCAAATGTTAAAATGTTTTGAAGAAATATATAAGATACATTTGCATTCTATTATTGGCAGAAACTTTGATAATGATTCTGGATATATAGAAAATAATAATTTGTTATTAGATTATTTATGTAATTATCTACAATATAATAATATAGCACCAGTGCATTTATTAGATATTAATTTATATAATATATATTCAGTATTTGTTACAGCTGGTTGGTGGTCAGGATTGTTTACTGAAGATGAGTATCGCAAAATATATAAACATTTACTATTAAAAATGACAGGTCTTAAATCAATCCATAAAAATACCGAACTACAATTGAAAACAATAGTATTTATAATGGATTTTTGGAGAGATAGATATGATAATAAAAACTTGTACATATTTATATTATTATTTCAATATTTGAATAATCTTATTGAAAATAATTTAACATCATCTGATATTTTCAAACATAAAAACTATATAAATACATGTATAACTAAAATACAAGAGTCATTGGAAACTATAGAAATTGATGATAATAGACCAGTTGAAGAACAAATATTTATTAAAGAAGCAAAAGATTTAGCCAAAAATGTATTGCCAAAAAATTTACCATTTTTTGAGAACCTTAAAGAAAAGCTATAATTGACAAAAACTAGATAGGCGAGAGTTGTTATCGTAGGGGGGTGAATGAAATACCGAAGTATTACACTCGATTTTGAGGAAGTAACGACAACATGAGCGCCTATATAGCTTTGTGATAAAGAAGTATAAAACAATCAATCATTTTTTATTAGAAATTCAAAAAAATAAAGCAATTATATTATTGTTTATTATAGGTTTTAATGTGTATATTTTTTTCTTTGTGTAACTTGTTCTTGAATTTGTGGTATATGACTTTTAGTTCTACTTCTTTTTTTTGGTATGGTTATTCTTGGTCCTATATAATTATCATCTTGTAGTAAATTAGTGTCTCTATCAATAGAATAAATTAATCTATGTTGGCTTATTTGTGTTTTCGTGCTGACTTTATTGGTCTTTCCTCCAATTATATAAGACTTTTTAGTTACTTCATTTTCTACAATTTCATACAATTCCTTAAATGTTATTCGTTCAAAAACATTGGCTTTTTTGCATTTTTTATAGATATAATCTACAAAAATTTTATCAGAATCTGATGTATAATAGATGTTTTTACTTAATTCTAATATAGTATATGATAATGAAAAAACATCTGCTTTTAAAGCAATATCTCTATTGAAAATTTCAGAACATTTTGTGACACCCATATGCTTTATGGTATCAATAAAAGTACGAATTCCATATTCATAATCATATAATAAGGAAATATTATTGAGTAAATATTTTTGTTCAAAATAATATTGTTCTTTCATCTTATCATAAATAGTGTCCACAAATTTATCAAATGCTTGTTTATTACCTTCAAATTGATGTCTATGCGATAGCATTATATAAGCTATATAAAATTCAGGTGGATAAAAACGATAACTTTTGAATGATAATATTCTCAGTGCTGATGATGTGGGTATATATATATCATCAATATTACACGCTAAGCCAAAATCAATTAGACTAATTTGCCTACTATTGAGTAAAACATTACGCGTAGACATGTCACGATGACAGATATTATTATCTTGCAAAACAATCATACCCTTCAAAAACTTAGCAAGTTTTTTAAGAAAATCATAATAGTGCAAAGTATATTCTCGCGATTCAACATTTATCCCGCCGTCTGATAATATTATTTGTTGTAAAACCGTTTGTCTAGCAGTATGTGTTATTGATTTTTCTAAACAATATGTAATAGTTGGATGGAATTTCAAGCATTTTTTTGACATTTCAAGTGCACCTTTGAGTTTTACAGTGAAGTTGGCATTTGGGTCTATTTTATCAATTTTTTTTAGTATTGCTAATTCTTCTTTAAAATCTTTTTCACCTTTAATAAATACTTTACCAACATCTGTATTGTCTCTATTCAAATAAGGAACATACTCTTTTAATACTAAAGAAGACTCTGATATAGGAGGTGACATCACACAACCATAACTTCCAGCCCCTACATATCGTAGCTCTACACAATTAATAGTATCTGGAGCTAATACCCTACCAATTGGACATTTTGATTGTAAATTGTTAGAAACCGTATCATTAATAGTTAATGTAAATATATTTCGTCTTTTTCTACATCCTTTGCCTTTTTCCCATTTACAAGGAAAAGTACATTTTTCCTTATTCAATTGAGAACATCCTACCATATCTAATTATATGATATTAAAAAAAACTATTTTCGTTTATGAATTCTAAAATCTCGTCAATATTTTTTCTTGTAAAAGGATTTAAATCGTAAGTCATATTATGCAATTCATTAAAAATTTGTCTTTGTACCGCATTTTCAAAAATAATGTGTTTTTTGAGAGATTTCAAAATAAATGAACTTGAATATACATCTGATTTAAATATCATATCTTTGGTAAATAATTCATCAAACGTATTGATATTTTGTAATTTAATATGATCTAACATTTGTTGCAAAGCTTGTCGATAACTATATATATTATATGGTTCGCTTTGATTATATTTATAATAATGTTCATAATAAAAAATTTCAAGTTCTTTAGTATAATTTGTCATTGCTTTGAAACTTAAATCTATACTTTCTTCAAATGATTTTCCCTTTTTCATATTTTCATAAAGAAGATAAGCTATATAAAATTCGGGTGGATTATACATATACATATAACCAAGTATATATATATCATCCTTGTTATCTGCGTAGACATTGTTCACATCACAAGATAATCCATAATCTATTATATTTAATTTGTTACATGTATCATCATAAAGTACATTGACTGGTTTAATATCCCTATGAATTATATTTGCATTATGTAGTTTTTGAATGCCTAAATAAAAATTAGATATCATATGCATAAATACAGAGAATGATATATTTAATATTTGTAATTTCGATGTAATACTTGTACCACCATATTGATATACAATTTGATAGAGCTCATCTGTTTTATCTAACGATTTTAAAATATCTGGTTCATCTTTCAATTCTTTGATACTTATTTTAGATGCATTGATTATAGGTACAGTAAAATTTTCATAGTCAATAATTGATATTATTCTTTTCATTATCTGTAATTCTTTTTCAAAATCCTCTCTGTTATCCTTATTGAAAAGTTTACCAATCAATTTCTGAGGAATACATACATTTTTGTTTTCATAAAATGTCTCTGTTACATTATTTACATTTGGTGTAATTACCACACCATAACTGCCTTTTGCTATTATTTCATGATGCATATTCAATTCACAATGAAATTGTTCAATATCTGATATACTACTACTTATAGATGATGAATAATGAATTTTTGTTTATTATAATATAATAATAATAAACTTTATATAGGCTGTAATTTTGTACTATCCCTATGTAGCATATAATTTACATTAATATTTGCTATAGGCAAATCCGTACTGAATTCGCACTTTGGACTATTTAAAGGCATTTTATTATCTATCAATTTATTTTCAAATACAAAATTATCATCAACCCCTGTATTTGGTTTATACATCAATTCATTTACAAATCCTTTATTACTAATGTAATTTCCATCTTTATATAAATTTGCATTTGAATTCAGTTCATCCGGTAAACATCTTATGGTATTTTTTACTATTGGAGTGTTAGATGTACTTTTTTCATCTGTACACTCAGTCTCTTTAAAATAACAGCTCATATCATACATATCATATATAATGAATGAAAACACTACAATTAGAAAAACAGCTACTACATAAATGGTTTTCATTTCTATACAATAATAATATTTTAATCATCTGGGATAAAATCATATTTAACTTTTTTTTCTGTTATTACAGGTTCACCATTGTTAAAATATGTAATATTATATTTGTGAGTGTTATAATAATTTATTCTGGCATATCCCTTCTTTGTAAATATTGAAAATTGGTCCCATATATCAATACAAAGTGGAACATATTTAGGTTGTTTCTCGCGCAAAATTCTACCTATAGACTGCTGTATATCTGAAATAGGGCTTGCAAATATAACAGTATTCAATGCAGGAATATTCATTCCTTCAGCAGCCATTTGATATGTCGCTAGAATAATTTGTTTTTCTGCAGATTTGTCCAATGCATCTTGTGACATTCCTCCTACATAATAACCAACAGTCCAGTCACTTATCTTACTATTGATGTCATTTAATTGCTGTCTACGTTCACTCAAAATTAATATTTTCCTGTCTTTATCTTTTTCCAGAATCTGTTTTAAAATATTCAAAATGTACTCTGTTCTAGGTTCATACTTACATATATTATTTATCATTGCTGCAGCATTCGGCTTTCCATTCCATAATAATTTATTTTCTGAATAATTAATATCTGTTTCAAAATATTTGTGCATTTCTACGTTAACAGTAATTTGCTCCTTTTTAACAAATTTATAAACAGATTTTCCAATATAATATTCAAATACTTTGCGCATACCATCCTTTCTATTTAATGTTGCGCTAAGACCTAACATAATGTTTGTGTTTAGTTTATGAAATGCTCTACAGAATACTTCGGCTCCCATATGATGTACTTCGTCAATGATTACAAGACCAAATTCTTTGAATATATTAATATCATAATCGCGCATCGCCAATGATTGTAACGATGCAATTACAAAGTCCTTATCTTCCACATCAACCTTTGATTGTTTAATTATACCAATTTTAGCATTAGGAACAAATTGTTTGACTGTTTCTATAAATTGTTGATTCAAGAAATCCTTATGAGATACAAACATTGTTTTCTTTTTTAAATGACAAGCTATATATACACTCATTATGGTCTTGCCAAATCCACAAGGTACACTAATGATTCCTCCACGTCTACAAGGGTCTGTAGCCGCTTTAATAAAATTATTCACAGGTTCTAACTGTTGTTCACGCAAAGTTCCGACAAATTCCATATTTTCACGATGTTCTCCTTGTGACAAAGTACATTTATATGGTTGGCCAAATTTTTGTAAGCCATAGAATCTTGGAATATATATTCTTTTATCACTTTCAGTGTAAATCGCAAAAGAACTTGTAGAACCTGATAATGCAAAATTTACATTAGGAGTCATAGTTAATTCATCCTTCAGTTTTGTTATTAATTCAATATTATTGTTTTTTGGAATACCATAGCCATTTATAGACAATATTGAATGTTCCATTTTGATAAATACATATCATATAATATATCATTTTTTTATATATAATAGATAAGAAGTGATAATGTTAAAGGAAGGACTTAGAATTACAGCTGTATTTTTATTGATTCTTATCATTATTATGGATGATTTTCCATTTTATTATAAATTAAAAGATCCAACAATCCAATTATTTCTTGGACTAATTGTGCTTGCTTTGATATTTTATGATACAACATTTGGATTTATAATGGGTCTAGTAATGATGTTAATATATTACGAGATATATAAAAAAATAATATCAGATCATGAAAGAGAACTGGAATTAAAAGAAAAAGAATCTACTACTCCTCCAAAAAATATTTATAAAAGCAATAGAGTTTGCACGACAAAAATGGATTATATATCAGATGCACATCTATTAGCTGCACAAAACAATGTATATGATGTACAAAATTTCAATACAGAGATTGTTGGATTACAAAATGCAATAGGTGCACAGGGACTAGATAAGGGGTATGATAATAGTAATACATATGCTATTTTCTAGATTATCATAATATATCGAAATATGTCAGTGAATAAAATATTCCAAATATAATCACAAAATTGAATATAAATTCTCTTCCTGATATATAAGATGTTGCAACATCAGGCATTTTTGATATTATAAGATGCATTACATTATAATTAAGTAGGAAAAATACAATTAAAGTAATAATAAATGTCTTTTGTAATATATTACTATCTAGCAATTTTTTATGTTGTTTAATTTGATGATTAGGTTGGTAACTGTTTTGGATCATATGTTGTTGATATACTGGATATTGTTGTTGGTATTGTTGCTGTTGAATATTTTGTACATACTGTTGATTTTGCATCATATGTGGTTGCTCTATTTTTTTGGAATTTGCCATTTCATTTTCAAATTCTTGTAAAACATTTTGAATAACTGGGTCATCAATATCTTGTACATTATTATTGGAGTCTGTACGTAAAGGTAAAGTATCAATACGCGTTGCCATTTGTGTAGGTCCAGAATTTTGTGGAGGTGCACTTGCCATATATATATTATATGATAACAAAAATAATATAATTAAAAAGCGCATAGATTAGTTATCCATAATATTGGATTCAATTTTATTTACAGGTTTTTCATTTATATCATATGGTGTTAATGGTGTTTTAGTTTTACTACAATCTACCATATATGCTATATATTGATAGCAAGTATCCTCTAATTTAAATATATTGCCTTCAATTTCGTCTATATAAGGTGCATGATAGACAGTACAATTGTCTTTACAAACACGTTTGAATAGTAAAGCAATCGCTAAACCAAATATTGCACTTATAATAAGTTGTCCAGGTGCAGAATAAAACATTTTGTTTATCAATAATCGGAGATAAGTGGCCATTCTAAAAATGGCTAATATTATATTATTGGTTGTGGTATTGCTTCTGCGTTACATTTGACTTCTTTTACTTTATATTTATAACAATCATCATTGAGACCTTTATAAACATTCTTATTTGTATTATATGGTGTTGGATACTTAATGACAATTCGTTCTTTAGGACTATCTAAATATATGTATATTAAACCTATTATGAAGGCTACTATAAATGATAATATATTGAGTTTAAAAATTTTTGTATCAGACATCTTTTTATTTATGTGGACATATTTTTTACTGTTTTGATGTAAGATAATATATATGGACAAGGTATAGTTTTATTTGTATAGAATACATTATTTTCTTGTGTGCTCAATTTATAAAATGAAATCTTTTCTTTTTTGGGTGGCTTGTACTTAGTTATATCACTATCTGAATATTCAAACCAACTATCAGTTTCTAGTGAAAAATATTCATAATGACCACTACCAAGTGTTTCACCAATATGTACTACAATACCATTTAATTTATAGAAATTATTATCATATTCCCATTCGTTAGGAATCTCAAGTTTCATAAAATTTTTCTTCAAATTGGCATCAAAAATATTCAAAGTTATCTTCATTATATCAGGAAATGTCGTTATTTTATCAATTCTTTTGAATGGAAATTTATCTTCTTTTTGAGGTTTATTAGTTGATGCATCTACAACATTATCACAACTTAAGTATTCGGATTTTTTGGTAACCTCTTCTACAATTCCATTATAAGCCTTTGTTAATTCAGACCCTATATTATAAATCTTTTTTTTATCATCAAATCTCAAAATAATACTTGTATCTATAATGTTTGCCACTGGTTTTTTTTCTTCGCATTTTAGTTCTTTTTTACCTTTGACCATAGTCTTATGAAATTCTTTGGTTGTTTCCAAATTTACTTCAAATAATTCTGTTAATTGTTTTATATTTAATTTTTCTAAAACTTTAATTAGAAATTCTGATGCATCACTTTGTTTTGATGTATCAAACTTATCATTCTCATTTAGTGTATTATTTAAATCTGTTACTAGATCTTGAATAATTGATTTGTCTACATTATCTGCTGTATATGCTTCATATAAGTTTATATAAGAATCTATAATTTGATTACCTGAATTTTTATATTTTAGAATAATGTTATTAAATATAGGTAGATGTATTAGATATTGTAATGCTGAATTAATATAACAAGAGTTTCCTAAGTTATTTAATCCGCATTGTAGCTTTCTTTTAGTCTTAGGTTCTGCCTTAGTCTTAGGTTCTGTCTTAGACTTAGGCTCTGCTTTGGTCTTAGGTTCTGCCTTAGTCTTAGGTTCTGCTTTGGTCTTAGGTTCTGCCTTAGTCTTAGGTTCTGCCTTAGTCTTAGGTTCTGCCTTAGTCTTAGGTTCTGCCTTAGGTATTGTTTCTGGTTGTTTTTTAGGTTTGATATCATTTAGATTCTTATTTGTAGTTATTCGCTTATCAGGTAGTACATATAATTCAGGTATATTATCATAATTTTCAAATTTCATATCAATTAATTTATATAATGTCTCTCTAGATTTATCAGTTAACCATTTTTGATAAATTTCATTTCGTTCAGCTACATAAGTTTCATACAAATGATTTTGTAATTGTCTTTTATTCTCATATTTTTCTTGGTATTCTTGTTCTCTACTTAGTTCATCATTATAATATGTTTTTAATTTATTATCATACTGATTTATCAATGTCTTAATTTTCTCTATTGGAACCTTATGTTGATTATCTATATGACTAAATATTACAGTTGATATATCAGATAAATCACCCATCTATATAAATACAAATAATTTTATTGTATAGTTCTGACCTGAGATTCATCAAACATACCTTGATAAAGAGTTGTAATTCCATCATTACCTGCTAATTGATCTTCATAAAAATTTCGTGGTACATATTTTATTATTGTCTTTGGTTTAGGACATACAACTATATTATTATAATAACCTTGTATTATTAAAATTGTGCCTAAAAATAGCAAGAAAATTGCAATACTTTTCATTACCTTATAATAAAAATTAGAAAAATAATTCAACTTAATTTACAATTTCATTGTTTTCCTCCTCTTGCTTTCTTTCTGTCCAAGGGTCTACGCGCGACATCGAATCTGCAAGTTCAGAAACTTCAACATTTTCATTAGCCGACTTTTTAGATAGATTGATTTGTTCTTGTTTTCTCTTTTCAAACATAATGTCCTTATTTTCCATGTTTTCTTTATATTTTTTCATAAGTGTATTTAATTGTGTCTCTGAATATTCCTGATTTTGAAGGTCATTGGGATTTGGTGACCAAGGACACCAGCATCCAACCTGTCCAATGAAAATATTGAATTTATCATCAATCTTCTTCAAGAACTCCGCTCTATTTTTTGCTTCTTCAAGAGAATCAAATACACCTCGAACTTTCAAACCTCTGATTGAAGTTTGGAAATTATTATCTCTATGATAATCTGATTCAATGTCGGAAGAATTTGCTGACTTGAAGTACTTATATTGTTCATTCATTTCATTTACATCCGAAATATATAAATGATTGTTTTTGACTGTTTCAATTAAATCTTTAGATTCAGGATATTTATTTAAGATACCATTAAATAGTGTATCCATATCCTTACTAAATTGAGTCAGAAAACGCGAGAAATAATATGCTTCCTTATTTACCAATACATCTTCTGGACTAACAAATGACAAGAGAACATAATTTTGTCCTCTAATAGCTTTATCTTCATCCAAATAATCAACTTCCTTTGTAGTAACTAGTTCAGATTTTTCTGTCATTTGTTATCTATCTTTTATAAATAATATTTTTTAATCTTATATACTTTTCACATAACAAAAAAATATTCTTATTAAATAGTAAATAGATAATGGGATATAGTATTGATTTATGGGAAGCAGTTATTAGATTAATTAAATATCTTCTTGAAGGTTTGGCGGTTGCTATAGTGGCCTATATTTTACCAAAGTCACGATTACCGTTTAATGAAATATTATTTATTGCACTCACTGCAGCCGCAGTATTTTCTATACTTGATCTTCTAGCCCCTGCTACTTCTACAGGTGTTAGACAAGGCGTTGGTCTAGGTGCAGGATTTAAACTTATTGGATTTCCATATGGTTTATAAATAGGAACATTTTATTTTTGAGTATTATATACTAATAGACTATAATGATGGAGATGGAATGAATTCATAATTCAATTCTTCGCATATTTTTCTCCATATTTGGTCTTGTACATATAATTTCTCTCTGCTCTTTAACAATGGAAAATATTTCAAATATTCAGTAAGTCCAAGAATTTGAAAAAATTTATAAAGTACATAGCTGTATGATAAGAAATTTTTTCTATCCCTAGGACAATGTTTCAAAAATGGGCCTTGAATATCTCTGAACATGTTGCACAATTTATCCTCCAAATCCGGTGGAAATTGCGGTGTTGGGATGCCATTAATTCGATTTATTATATAATTAATATGCTCGTAATATTTATTTATCCTTAATCTTTTGAGAATTTCTCTCATTTTCGCATATGTTATAGTTCGAGTATCTGTTATTTTCTCTTTCTTTATTTCATTTAATATTTTCTCAAATATCTCATCTGGAATATCAGTACTTTCTTTGCCCTGAACTTGATTACACCATTCTCGAAAGTGATTTATTCTTTTATAACTGAAATGTGATGTATCTTTGATATTATGTTTTAAAATAGGCCTGTTTTGCTCAACAAGGAGTAATTCTTGGTAACCACATTTTTCGCAAATAATTATGGCATCATGTTGTAAACATGTCATTATATTTTTGCATTGTCTACATAGTTCCAAATCATCGCTTTCAAATTTTTTGACATGTGTTTTGCTAGTTTCAAATAAATATTCATCAACAAGTGTACTTTTATCAATCAAAGGGTTTGATTCAATTTCTGTTTTTGTTGAAATAGCAGGGGATATCAATTTATAGTTTAAAGCATCCAATATAGATTTTTGACCACTATTTGATTCATAACTTATGGGTTTTTTTTTATGTATGTACATATTTGATTTGATTCGTGATTGTTTTTCCAGCATATCATAATAATTAAATAAAATTCCACTAGTCTTTTTATAGTATTCTATCTCATCAAATGTTTCTATTTCCTTAATTTTACCTCTAACATTTATTATTTCTTCAGACAAAAATATATTAGATGTCCACAATTCATTATAAATAATCTCCTCTCTATCATTAAGTGCAACTAATTCAATTTGTAATTTTATAAAATGTTGTGTTTTTTCTAAATTATGTAACATTTGTAAATATTGCTCTTTTTCTTGGCATTTTATAGCAAATGATTTTATCATTTTATTATGCATAACATCTAAAGTAGAATTGTCTTTTTCATTATTTGTAACATTTAATCTTTTCTTAGATGTTTTTTCTTTAAACATTACTGTGATATATTTTGTGATATTTATTCGTTCTTAAGTAAGGATATAAAATCCATTGAGTTTGAGATTACATATTTTTTTCTCCTATTATAGTATAAAGAATAAACATAAATGGGTGGTGGTCTTCTTCAGTTAGTCGCTTACGGAGCACAGGATGTCTATTTGACAGGTAATCCTCAGATTACTTTCTTTATGGTTGTCTATCGCCGTCATACTAATTTTGCTATTGAAGCTATTGAGCAAACCTTTAATGGTACTGCATACTTTGGCAATACAGTCACAGCAACAGTATCACGTAATGGTGATTTAATTAATCGCGCATATCTTCAAGTAGATGTTCCTGCATTACCAGATTATTCATTTAATAGATCAACCTTCACCTCTGTAACTAACAGAGACAGATATGTGAACTATTTAGGTCTTCGACTTATTAATAGTGTTACAGTTGAGATTGGCGGACAGCAAATTGATAAACATTATTCAGATTGGCTCTATATTTGGAATGAACTTTCTCTGCCATTAGGTAAGCGTTTTGGATGGGAAACAATGGTTGGTGCTGATAGTGATGTTGTAAGTGGCACTGATAAAGCTACATCTGCGTCAGCTCTCGCAAATAATGACATGACTTCATTATATGTACCTCTTGAATTCTGGTTCTGTCGCAATGTAGGTCTATCACTTCCATTAATTGCACTTCAATATCATGAAGTTAAAATCAAAATTACTTTCGAAACTATGGACAATTGTGTAGTCAAAGGCAATGGAAGTTCATTTGCCACTTCTACTTCAGCTGCATTAAATGCATTGAATGCCAAATTATGGATTGATTATATCTTCTTAGATACTGATGAACGCAAACGTTTTGCACAAAATAGTCAAGAATATTTGATTGAACAATTACAATTTACTGGTTCTGAAGAATTAAAGAATGGCAGTGGCAATAGGCATAGATTAAATTTCAATCATCCTTGTAAGGAATTAATATGGGTTGCTAAATCAAAAACTAATGAATTTTGGTATGATTATACTGCTGGCACTACATACGACTCGCGAGTTATGAGTTTGTATTTATCTACATCTAATGTTGCATATACATCAAATTTAATTAATGGCATTTATCCTTTAGGTGCAAACCCCTTCAAATCTTGCTTATTACAACTTAATGGTAATGATCGCTTTGCAGAACGAGATGGAAGCTATTTCAATTATGTACAACCTTACCAGCATCATAATAATATACCTAAGAATAGAGGTATTAATGTTTATTCATTTGCTCTCAAACCAGAAGAACATCAACCATCTGGCACTTTAAATATGTCACGTATTGATACTGCTGTCTTATCGCTTAATTATATACCATCTATTTCTGCAGGTACTTCTCACTCTGTTAATATATATGCTGTAAATTACAATGTACTTCGTATAATGTCAGGTATGGGTGGATTAGCATATAGTAATTAGTGTATGAAATATTATAACTCATTTTTTTTCTCCTATTATAGTATAAAGAATAAACATAAATGGGTGGTGGTCTTCTTCAGTTAGTCGCTTACGGAGCACAGGATATCTATTTAACAGGAAATCCTCAAATCACTTTTTTTATTGCAGTATATCGCCGTCACACCAATTTTGCAATTGAAGCCATTGAACAAACTTTTAATGGAAATCCTGCATTTGGTAGCAGAGTTACCTGCACAATCGCTCGCAACGGTGATTTAATACATCGTGTATATCTGGCTTTAGATTTATCTACTGTAAGTGTTGAATTATGCAAATTTTTTGGGTTACGTCTAATTAAGGATGTAGAAGTCGAGATTGGTGGACAAAGAATTGATAAGCATTTCTCACATTGGATGTATATATGGAATGAATTATCATTGCCTAGATCTAAGAAACAAGGATATTATGATATGGTTGGTGCTTATGGAGGTACACCAACTGCTTTAGATACTACTCCTATACAAAAAAAATTATATATACCTCTTGAATTTTGGTTCTGTCGCAATGTTGGTCTTGCTTTACCCCTTATTTCATTACAATATCATGAAGTCAAGATTAATCTTAATTTTGAAACAGCTGCTAAATGTAAAGGAAGTAGCACTGATTTAACTTCATCAAATGCTAACTTCGGAGCATCATTATGGGTTGATTATATTTTCTTAGACACTGATGAACGTAAACGATTCGCACAATTATCACACGAATACCTTATAGAACAAGTTCAATACAATGGTCCTGAAGGAATTACAAATTCTCAATCTAAACCTAAATTAACTATGAATCATCCTTGTAAAGAATTATACTGGTTTTGTACTACAGATGATACTGATCAAGCTGTTACTAATAACAATTGGATGAATTATGCTATACAAAATTCTTCAACTAAATTGGTAATAGGCGATACATCATTGAATGCTATTTCTAAAAAACTTAATCCAACACCGAGGGGTTCAAGTACAGCAACTTCAACTACATCAACATCATCAAATCCAATAGTTAAAGCAAAACTTGTACTTAATGGTAATGAACGTTTTGCGGAGCGAAATAGCTCTTATTTTAATCTTGTACAACCTTATCAACATCACGAAAATATTCCAATGAATGCAGGGCTTAATGTTTATTCTTTTGCACTCAAACCCGAAGAACATCAACCATCAGGTACATTGAATATGTCTCGTATAGATAGTGCAGCGCTACATTTAACTGTTGATAATGCATTTGCTACAGCTAATAAAAGCTATCTGCATGTATATGCAGTGAACTATAATGTACTTCGTATTATGTCAGGTATGGGCGGTATTGCTTACAGCAATTAAGATTATTGTGTAATAAAAATAATATAACTCATTTTTTTTCTCCTATTATAGTATAAAGAATAAACATAAATGGGTGGTGGTCTTCTTCAGTTAGTCGCTTACGGAGCACAGGATGTATATTTAACAGGTAATCCTCAAATAACATTTTTCAAGGTAGTTTATCGCCGTCATACTAACTTTGCAATTGAAGCAATAGAACAATCATTTAATGGTAACAATAATTTTGGCTCATCTGTTAGTGTTTTAATTACTCGTAATGGTGATTTAATTCATAAGATCTATTATACAGCTGATATTACTAACGATAATGATAGATTAACATCTGGTGCTGACTATACAGCTGGTAAAACTAATGCAATTGCATTACAACCATACTTTGGACAAAGGTTACTTAAAAATATTGAATTAGAAATTGGTGGACAAAGAATTGATAAGCATTTTAGTGAATGGTTATATATTTGGAATGAACTTACTATGCCTCCTGGTAAGAAGGAAGGTTATCAACTTATGGTTGGTGGAGACTCTAAAAATCGTTCAAAATATCTAAATGCTAAAGAAAGTTATGAAATTTATGTACCACTTGAATTTTGGTTCTGTCGTAATGTAGGGTTAGCACTCCCTCTCATTGCCTTACAATATCATGAAGTAAAAATTAACATTCAATATGCCACTGCTTCTGAATTAGTAGATACTGGAAGTAATAATATATGTGATGTACTTGATGAAGGTTCACTATTTTCCGAAGCCACTAGCAATTTATTCGGAAAAGGCAATGATTACTTAGTCGGAGATTCCAGCAAATTGAAATTAGAAAACGTAGGATTATGGGTTGATTATATTTTCTTGGATACAGATGAACGTAAGAGATTTGCTCAACAAAGCCATGAATATCTTATTGAGCAAGTGCAATTCCCAGGACCTGATACCATATCAGCATCAACTACTCCAGATAATATGAAGAGTGTAAGAATGGTGTTTAATCATCCTTGTAAGGAACTTATTTGGACTGTTAAGCCTAATGCAAGTGGCAATGATAAGGTATTTTGGAACAATTTCTCAGATAATGTAAAGAATCAATATGAACTTTCTCAAAATCCAGTTTTACGTGCTAAGATCCAGCTTAATGGAAATGACCGCTTTAGTGACCGTAATGGTGCATATTTCTCAATTGTGCAACCTTATCAACATCATGAAGTTACACCTTCTATTTATCACTCTGGTATCAATGTATATTCATTTGCACTCAAACCAGAGGAACATCAACCATCTGGAACTTTGAATATGTCTCGTATTGATACAGCTACACTATCAGTATCATCATCAGTAGCTGGTACAATTTCTGTAATAGCAGTCAACTATAATGTACTTCGTATCCTATCTGGTATGGGAGGCTTAGCATATAGTAATTAAATACTATATATAAATTTACTTAACACTATTCTTGCTGACCATTTCATATTATTCCAATGTTTTTTATTTTCTACAAATGCTAACAAATCATTTTTATCATCGTCATTGATATTAACATTATCAATAATAATTGTAAACAAATCTCTTAAAACTATCTCTGATTTATAATTATCTGCTTCACATCCCCTCCATTTTAATGTACCCATCACTTGATACATACCAAGTAAGAACGGTTGCGAATCTGATACATTTTCAAATTCTAAATTTGTGATATATTGAACATTTGATATTGTACTTAAAAAACAATCTACATTATATGCATTAAAATATGTTAATAGTTGATGCTCAATAATATTTTTTATACAATTTATTGGAAATCCATATTGCCACCCACATCCACATGATAATAATGCAACTTTATAAGGTGTGTAATTTAACATATTTTCGTGTTGATATTGACCATAATCTCCGTGATTTATGTAATTTTCATCTAAAAAATTACAGAATTCTATAATTATATTTATAGCATCTAATAGAAATACAGAAGTATCGCCTAAATTATATTTATCAGCAATATAATATATACCATCTTTAACTTCATTTTGACAATATCCTAGATCATAACAAAAAATATTTGCATCATATAGTGATTTTAAATTACACAAATCACTGTGGTCTGCTTGTAAAGGGTTATTAATCAATTCTCTTGTACCATCTGCTTTTGCACCTATTATGATTAAATTTATGAACATAATACATAATTACAAAATAAATATTTATATGCATATAGATGAATAACCTGATAATAAAAGAAATTTACAGGGCATCCTTATTCTGTAAGATGTCATATTATACACCACAACAATTAGATGAAATTTTTTGTGTAGAAAATAGCATTTTTACGGATATCAAAAAAATATTAAAAAATAATAATATTTATTTTTTTGAAGAAGAAAAACTTAAAGTATATATATTTCAGTATAATAATACTATCTTTATCATCTTGAATTCATATCTACAATACAAAGATGGTCAGTATAAGGAGAAATTTAAGGACAATATTTATATACGTAATGATTTATTAAATCAATATAAATTTATAGAGCAAACAATATGTTCATATATTGATATTTTGAATAAAAATAACAACATAAAAAAACTATATATAACTGGTTATTATATGGGCGCTGGTCTTGCAACAATTGCAGCAGCTATTCTTGGTGAAAAATATCAAAATATGTATTTAGTATCTTGTTTTACATTTTCAGCACCAAAGATTGGCGATAAAGCATTTAAAAAATATTATAATCAATTCGTGAATTGCAATTACAGAATTATTATAAATGACAATTTACATCCCGTATTATCATTAGCAACACATAATTGCTATGACTATCATATTTATAAATATAATCAATATCAGTATTTTAAGGATAAGAATTACTGCCATGTTTCTGATGCTTTGCAATTGGATTCACATAGCATAATAGATTTCAAAAAACCCATTCTGACATTTATGGACAAATTAGTTTGTCCATTATATTGTGTAAATAAAGTTGACGAAGAATTTGTTGATATTGATTGTTATATAGAAAGATTTAACAATATTATTGCTAATTATAAAAAAAATATACAGGCGCATAAAAAAACTAAAGAACTTTCGTTACTTGAACCTTATTTGCTTCGGGTCAATTCTACAAACAAAAGTGGTCAATCTAGTACATCATCCGGATCTAAATCTCCAAAAACACCACCTAAAAATATAGATGATTCAACAAATCCAGTATCAGTAAAAGATTACAAATTTAGTGACATGATTCATACATAATAATGATATTCTTATTTTCCTTAGAGTAATACAGTTGTATTTCATTTAATATATATACCATCATTTTATTATATGATTTAAAATCATCATAATAACAAAAATATTTGATTTTAACTTCGTGTTCATTTTCTATATATTCAACTAATTTTGAAATATCAATGTATTGAGATGTCAAAGCATTAGATGTTTGAATATCTAATTGTATATGCTGATTTTTGTATATATATATTTGCCATTTATTGTTTGCTGTATTTGTGATAGTAATCAAATATTTATTACTACTATATAATGTTTCAAATAATTCATTAATATAATCACTCATTTTTATTTTTGACCTTTCTGTAACAAAAGATATTATTAGTCTTATTACTATTAGAAGATGATTTTACAACAAAATCTTCTGATAAATTTTCGCAATAAGATTTTTTCAATTCATTTGTCTTCATAATATTTGACTTAAAATTCTTAGACATTGAACTTCTTTTGGGATTATGTGTATATATATCATTATCTAATATAGAATAAATGTACTCTTTGTTAATGAGACTATTCTTATCATCTATAATATGTTTATAAGTAACTTTGATATGATCGTCATCATCAGATATTATACTATATCCGTATGAATTATGATAATATCCAGAAACTTTGTAATTCAAAAATTCGTAATCAATTATATTTGATTGAGTTTCATTAATAATGTCTGGGAGTGCACCACCTGTTCCAACAACAATTTGCGTTATGTTTGCTATTTTCATTATTTGAAAATTATGTGTATCTGCACATAAATATATTGCATGATATGCACTTAGTGTTTCTATGAATAATTTACAAATTTCTTTATGTTTACATATTGTTGTTATGATAACATTGTTATGTTTTACTGATAAACTGGTTATTGGCAAATGACCAATTACGAAAATATACTTGGTTCTATTCTCTGCAATAATTTCATGTATTTGATTAATATAAGATTCAATTATGGTGATGTCCATTAATTTATTTTTAAATATGTTTGTATTCAAAAATATAAATAACTGACCATCTATTAATTCATATTGTACTTGTTCTTTTGCCTCATATAATTGTATTAGTTTTTTTCTTGATGATATCCTGCTATTTGTTTTATGAGTTTTTAGATATGTTGATAAACGCGATAAAGTTTTTGTATTTACTGTTTGCAATTCTTCTAATGTTGGAACTTGTAAATCTTTTTTATTGTTTATTAGATCTATGTAAAATTTTTCTGTCTTTAACATACAATCTATTTTATAGCCACTTGTGTCTTCTAAATTATCAATATCTTCATCATGATTACCTAATATTATATGTACTGGTTTATATAATTCATATAACTTATACAGCCCAGAATATAATATATTCGTAAAATACATCTTGTATTTTTTACCATTATCTATATATTCATTTGTATACCAATTATCCCCTGATATTATGACTGCTTTATAATCAGATTCATATTGTTTGATATAATCAAGCACAATATCTCTGAAATTATACTTTTCTTCTTTGTCGCAAACAATATTATTCCAGCATCCAAAATGAATAATTTTCATCTCTATATAAAAATAATATAAATTATCAAATATCTACAGGATCTATCTCTATTTCATTCTCATATTTTGAAAGTATTTCATTTACTATACTTTCTGGATTAAAGTCATCACTGTTAATAAAGACCTTCAATAATTGTTCTGAAAATCCAGAAATAATTGCTACATTATCTGTTACTGATTTTACTGGAAATGTTTCATCATGTTGCGAACTTAAATTCCAATAAATAAATTTTGGCGGATTGTATCCTTTTGTTTCATATTTTGTAAGAATAGAATTATGCAATGTATTTTCAGTTACATTATTAGATGCTTCATCATATTGCATATCAGATAAAACAACTACCATATCTGGCATATTTTCTTGGTTAATATTAAACATTTCTGCAGCATTAAGCAGAAGATCAAATACAGCTTCAAAATTAGTATTCAAGCCAGCTGATATCTTAGACAAATTATTTACTTGTTCAAACAACGTTTCTCCTTTAATTGAAAAAATACTGGGTTCTTTGTGAAAAGATACTACTTTCCTGTGTAATGGCCCTGTATTACATTCTGCAATCAAAATGCCTAGAGCTATTGAAACATAAATAGGGGGTACATTAGCAGGTGTACTATACATAGAACCAGACACATCTACAATTGGAAGTATATTGTTAAGGGTTCCTAAATTTTTTGTAGCTTCAACTAAAGTTTTCCACTGTAATTCAATAGTTTCATCAGGAGATGTCACATTATTTTTTAAATAATATCCTACAAGTTCGTGAGGCAATATTCCTGTTATTTTTATTTTTTTCTCACCTCTGGCTACTTTTTGCAAAAAATCATTGTAACCATCTGGATCATGTTTCATAAAAGCATTTCTTAATCTCTTTGATGCTACAGCTGGAACTTTATCATATTGTATTTGTTTCCATCTATTTGATGTCATCAACTGCTCAACAATTTTGATTTGTTTTCTCAATGGCACAATAATTTCTTTTCTATATTTCTCCATTTTTTTGGTGTCATTTGGAAATAATTCATCTGCTACCTTCGAAGCCATACCAAATTCTTTATCATTTTTATCTCTTTCTGAAGGACACCATTTAGCACACAACGATACTTCATTATTTTTACCAGTTTTTAGATTTTGATAATCAAGTCTTAATTGATTTGTGATTAAGTTTAATTCTAAGTGATTATTAATAGGATTTTTTCTAGCTATATATGTAATATCCTTCCAACAGCCGTATTTTGTTACATATTTGTGAATATTTTTTAAATAAGTATTTTGTTTATTTCTTCTTAGCCAAATCATTGCTCTATTACTAATATTCTTCTCCTTTTTTCCTGCTTCTCTATCTCTTGCATTAAAAATAATAGCAACAGTTTTTCGAGGGTCAGTTTTCCAACATTTTTCAAGATAATCACTCATTAGTTCGGTATCAATGCATCTCAAAAACATTGAAAAAAAATCAACAATTACATTGCTTGTTGATTTCAGTGCAACAGCACCATTATCAGTGGTACTTAATGCCATAGTTCATTAATATAATATGAATAAGCTTTATATGTCTATAACTCTATATTGTTTTTACAACCTCTAATACTTGTGACCATTTTATGCTTGCATTATGTTCAGAATATTCATTGTGATTATTTATCCTGTTATAACATATTATCTGCCATTTTCTATGAATTATTTTTTGGATATGCCTGAATGGTATGTGTGGATAATATTTTCTATATAATTGTTTTATTTTGTAATGCAATATGATATACTCAGTACGATGTTTGTCACCTTTTACAGGTATCATTTCGTATTATCTGTTATATTTCGTATATACATATCATTTTTTATTTTTTGCAACCGTGAAATATATATAAGAATAAGACTATATAATAATATGAATAGTGAAAGTAACAAATATGTAATTTGTTCCGGTACCTTGTATAAGGTACATCCAGCAATCTCTTCAAATAAATTGAACCTGTTCCGGTACCTTGTATAAGGTACATCCAGCAATCTCTTCAAATAAATTGAACCAATTTTAAATTGCTTGATATACCTTATACAAGGTGCATTGAGCAATTTAAACCCTTGAAGATTTAAAATGGCACAAATATTTATTTTTTATTGTGTATTATTATGAAACATAAAACACAAGACTACAAAAAAAGCCTTGAAGACACAGAGTAATAAACTGTATAAAATATTTTTTTATAGAACTTTGTGCAATTTTAAAACTACAAGGGTGTAAAAATTAAATTTATGATAAATGATTTATTTTTATTATTTGTTTATAATAATAAATTGAATATGATAAATAAGCTTACCATACAAAGATTATGAGCATAATATGCATATATATATCTTGATTTTTCTAAAATAAATCCTGTATAATCATGTAAATAAGGATTGCATCGTATTGACATATATTTATTATTACTTTTATCATAAAAATGACGAATGCACCTATATCTAAGATGAATCAATTTTTTCATGTCAAAATTATCAGGTTCATATTCATTATAATATTCTAAATTTATGAAATAATTTGAGAGCAATATTAAAATAATCATAATTATATTTAGGAAATATTTGAATTGCATCATTAGGTATCTAATATCTAGACTAAGTCTATCAGTTTTTTATTTTTATTGTATTATTTGACGCAAACAATATATTGTTATTACCATATATACATATATTCTAAGTAAAATCATTTGAAATTCACTAAGACCAAATGCATATCGGGGTTTATGTAATTTATCTTCTATTTCTTCCATATCTTCACTAAAATCTAATTTATATATTTTTGTTGTATTCTTTTTATTCATAGACATTGATAATGTAGGATATAATTTATAATGTGAATATTTCTGAAATTTGGATAAATGGTATGATGGTATATGTCTCCTAAATCCTATTGTTGTATTTACTAATGATAAAAATAGGAGGAATATACGTGATACCACTATCATTTTACATGTATATATGGAAATATTTTTATATGTATGTAAAATAGTATGTCTTCAAAACTTGTTACTAATAAACATACTTATCTTCTAAAACATAGACAAGAGCGACTGCAAAAAACAAATAATGTACTTTCCAAAATTAAATCCATTCATATAGCTTACACAATCTGTTTATTACGAACAATTATTTCCAAACTTAAAAAATAAACAGCTATTAGATAGAATGGGAGGAGGACTATTTGGAACACCATTGTATTTGAATATTAAGTGTCTAATATTCTCTGTATTTGTTATTCTAGTATATTATTTACCAATTCCATCAAATATTGGTCATAATATTGTAATGATATTTTTGCTCGGTTGTTCTGCATATATACTAATGGCTTGGTATGACGTTCTATACAATTGTAATGATAGATTTGGTCCGACTTATTTAGGATGGATAACAAAACCATTTAAACCACCTGAATATGAAAAACAATATGAACAATTGCCTATTAAATATCAGAAACAAATAAGATTAGTAGATATTCTTATTTTGATAGTCATTGTAATAGCATTCATTTATCCATTTTTAGTGAAACATAGATAATATGTGTATTATATTTATTTTTTCTAATATTCTATATCATTAGATTTGAAATGTACTATATTTGGTCTTTACTAACTAGTACTCTTTTATTTGCAATTATCCAATTCAATGAATATTCAAAGCTAGATGATAAAACAAAATTTAAGTTGTTTACTATTATAAATTTGGCAACATTTCTCATTATGTATTTGTTACTTACGATACTATTTTATATGTTATTTGGTATAGATTATACTTGTATAAATAAAATTGAAAAAAAAAGAGGGGGTAATCAAATTCATGATATTGCTATAGATCCTATTATGTTACGCAAAATATCAGAACCTGTAAATACTGGATTTCATCCATATGATAATAGTGATTTGTAATTTATGTCCAAAATATTTTCATCAGATAAATAGATAATGAAATTAGAATTAAAGAAATTTGATCCTTCAAAAATAGCATCAGATTCTGTAGTTGTCTTTATAGGAAAACGGAATACTGGAAAATCATATTGTATGAAGGATATTCTAAACTATCATAGAGATATTCCCGTAGGAGTTGTTATTAGTCCCACAGAAAGGGCCAATGGTTATTTTGAAAAATTTATTCCAAAGATGTTGATATATGATGAATGTGAAGATAATGTAATCAAAACGTTTTTAGATAGACAAATAAGTATATCAACAGAACGTAAAAAAGAACTCAAAAAGTATGGTAGTTCACAAATTGATAGTAGAGCATTTTTAATTCTTGATGATTGTTTATATGATAAACGATGGGTTAATAATATTAATATTCGTTCTATATTTATGAATGGCAGACATTATAAGATATTTTTCTTAATAACAATGCAACATGCCCTAGGATTACCACCTGTATTACGTAATAATATAGATTATATTTTTATATTTAGAAATAACATATTACGAGAGAGACAAAAAATATTTGATCATTATGCCGGTATGTTTCCATCCTTTGAAGCCTTTAATCAGGTTATGAATCAAACTACTGAAAATTTTGAGTGTCTTGTTATAGACAATAAAATTCAAAGTAACAGATTAGAAGACCAAGTTTTTTGGTATAAAGCAAATGAAACAAATTTCAAAATGTGTGGCGCAGATATATGGGAATTACAAAATCTCGAAGAACAAAGACAGGATATAGGATGTAATGATAATGATGACGATGAACCATTTGATTCAGGAGTCTTCACTAAAAAAAAGAACACCAATATAATTAAAGTTAAGAAGGCTTCACCTAATTCAAGATATTAGATATTACACTAATTCATATGTATTTTCTGATTCATAATCTTGTACAGATTCTTCTTTTTGTTCTGTTAATTCTGCTTTATCATTGTAAGTTTCAATAATAAGACGAATCTCATCATCATTATTATCCTTCTTTAAAGTATCTAATTCTTTTTTCATAAAAGAATTTTGTTTTTGCAAATCCTTGAACATTTTCTTCAATTTTCTATATTCCAATACACATATTTTATATTCATTGTATATACATTGATTATTTGCACATAAAACATTGTAATTAGTAAGCAGATAAGAAAACATTATACTATGTTCTTTTATTATACAAATATATCATTTTTTTATTTATACTCTAAAAAAACGATGAACGTTTAGGCTTTGTTTTAGACTTGATTGGTGGGTCATTAATGTTCACTATTTTGATATCAGTTATGTTATGTTTAATTTCTGTTGTTTCATTATCGCTTGAAATATCTGATGCATCTAAATCACTATTTTCTGACTCAGATTCAATATCTGATTCTGATTCTGATTCTGATTGTATTGGAATATTATTATCTATGACATCTTGAATAATATCCTTGTCATATTCATTTACATCATCTTGAACATTATGTTGTAGATTATCAAGTTCTTTATCTTTGTCATCACATTTTTCATCTTCATCTTCTACATCTTCTTCATCTTCATTTTTTTCATCTTCATCTTTATCTTCTTCATCTTCATCTATTTCATCTTTATCTTCTTCGTCTTCATCTATTTCATCTTTATCTTCTTCGTCTTCTTCATCTTCTATATCTTCATCTTCTTTATATTTTTCATCTTTTTCATTATTTTGTTGTTCAGAACCACAAGTATTTTCATAATATTTTATTTCATCTGTTTTAATAGCATCAAATCCCAATTCTTGATTAATCCTTCTATCTTTAGATATATTTTTAGCTTTCATAAGTTTCTTTTGTTTTTTTTGAATGGATGCTTCCATTATCTCATCTAAGAATTCAATAATCTCTTGTATATTAATGCATTC